CAATTGCTGGCTGCCCGATAGTAGCCACGGTGGGGAGCTACGCTCCTAGGCCGTGGAAACAATGCTTGGTATATGCTGTGGTAGATGATAGAAAGATGCTTAGAGGATGGCAGAACAATGCTAAGAAATGTGAGGATGATGTGACTGCAATCACACGGAATAAATATTTTTTATTTTTCTTGTAATGTTTTTGTTAAAAACATGATATTAGTATATGCCAGTATACAAAAACATAGTAACACAGTATAGAGCGTGCGAAGCCGCTCCCCCTAAGCGTGCAAATGTTTAAGTATTAATAATAATAATATTAATAAAGCAATTGTTAAGGGAATGTTTAGGGAAGGGTAAGGAGGATGAAAAAGGATGAAGAGTCTCTTACACATGGTGGGTTATGTCTGGTAAAGGTAGTGGCCGAAGGCCCCAATACATCTCCGATGAAGAGATGAGGAAGAGGTGGGAAATGTCTTTCCCCTCAAAGAAAAAGGAAACAGTGAATGTCAATGACGAACATGCCAGCCAGTCCCCAGAGGGAAAGGCCCTTGACGGAGATGCAACAAAGGTTCCTTGACCTCATCGAAGAATACAATGGTGACCTTGTTGCAGCGGCAAGGGCAGCTGGTTATAAGCAGCCGTACAGAGCTGTGAAGGAAATGAGGAAGGAAATTGCAGAGGTTGCTGAAAGTGTTCTTGCAGGACACTCAGTTAATGCAGCCATCGCTGTAGTGAAGATAATGAATAGCAAAGAGGGTGTAGTGCAGGCTGAGCAGAAGCTCAAAGCAGCCTCTGTCATTCTTGACAGGACCAACCCCAAAACCGAGAGACTTGATGTCTCGCATGAAGGGAAGGGTGGTATCTTCATCCTCCCAATGAAAAGGGAAGAAGACTAGTGGAAGGTTATATCAAAGCCACCCCAAGGCTTAAGTGGGGGTATGAACTTGCCCCTGATGCTGAAGGAATGATGAGGCCCATAGCTGGGCACATTGAGGCTTTGAACAAGGCTATTGATGGCATCCTTGAGAAGAGGTTGTCTCTGCAGGAAGGTGTTGATTACATCTTCTCCGTAACAGGAGAGAAGCTTAGCAGAGAAGGTCTTCGTCGTGCCGTAGCCGAAAGGGACAAGGGTGTCCTCCCCTCAGACTCAAAAGTAAAAGATTGGGAAGTCAATCCCGATAACTATGAAAGAAACGAAGATGGCAGCTTCGTCCTAAGAACCAACGGCATTCCCGTCAGGAAACGTAGACAAGCCCGTGGTGGTTATAGGCAAGGTGCTGAAGCAAAAGCAAAGCGTGCCGTCCGTTCTAGCATCAACAAGAAGAAGAAAGACGTAGAACGTCTCCAAGCAAAATTAGAGAGGCAGAAAAGCCTCCTTAACAAAAAGAAGGAAGCTGCTCAGAGGTTGGATGCCGGGGATGGCGTGGCCAATAAGACCCCCGCCATCATCTCTGAGGAGCACCTTCAATCCCTTCCACAGGCTGTGGTGACCAACCTAGAAGACGGTACCACTCCTGTGGCATTTAGGCCACATCCTGGGCCGCAGACAGACTTCTTGGCGGCAGCTGAGAAGGACGTATTGTACGGGGGTGCTGCAGGTGGTGGTAAGTCATACGCCATGCTTGTAGACCCTCTTCGTTATGTACACGAGAAAGAGCACCGCTTCCTCATTCTGCGTAAGACGCTGGGTGAATTGGATGAACTTATAGATAAGTCACGGGAGCTATACCCATTAGCATTCCCTGGTGCTGAGTACAAAGAAAGCAAGAAGACATGGATATTTCCTTCAGGTGCCAAAGGGTACTTCGGCTATCTTGAGAAAGATAGTGACGTGTACCAGTACCAAGGTAAGGCATATTCATGGATAGGGTTTGATGAGATTACGCACTTGGCCACAAGCTTTGCTTGGGACTACTTGCGTTCCCGTCTCAGAACAACCAACCCAAGAATTAAAACCTACATGCGTTGCACTTCCAACCCTGGTGGCCCTGGCCACGCATGGGTGAAGAAGCGGTATGTAGACCCTGCACCGTATGGGCAGACGTTTGTTGGAGAGGATGGGGTGAGCAGGAAGTTCATCCCCGCTAAGCTGTCAGACAACCCGACTCTTGCCAGTGATGGTGAGTACGAACGCATGCTGAAGTCCATGGACCCAGTACAGCGTCAAAGGTTGTTGGAGGGCGACTGGGACATCATCGAGGGCGCTGCCTTCCCTGAGTTCATGCCTCACATCCACGTCATACAGCCCTTCGAAATACCTGTGCATTGGGAACGTGTCAAGGCAATTGACTATGGCTATCGAGCCCCGTCATGCTGTCTTTGGGCAGCAGTTGACCCAGACGATGGTACCATTATTTTCTACAGGGAGTTGTACGCTAAGGGGCTCACAGGGAAGGCCCTAGGAGAGGCTATGCACCAAGCAGAGTCTCAGGAGATGCGTGAGATAATGGGTGTGCTGGACGGTGCTTCCTGGAACACTACAGGGTCTACAGGGCCTACAGTAGGTGAGGAGCTTCTCAGGTCTGGTCACAAGCTGCGCAGAGCAGACAAGAACAGAAAGGCTGGCAAGATACAAATACATGAAAGGTTGAAGATCAGGGAGAATGGTAAGCCTAAGATGCTCATCTTCTCAAACTGTGTCAACTGGATAAAGCAGCTGCAAGTGATACCACTCGACAAGAATGACAACGAGGATGTGGACACCACAGCTGAGGACCACGCATACGACGCTGGCAGGTATTTGCTTATGAGCAGGCCGCCAATGGAAGATGTGTATACTAGGATGGCGAGATATAAAGCCGACCGTCACATCATTTACGATGAAGAGTTTGGGTATTAAACATGGCGAATGCGAACTACCTGGCTGAACCTATCCAGCCCACAGCAGACAAGCTGGACGAGACCGAAGTCTCTGCACTTGTAGGGATTATTAAAGATAGGTATCAGCAGGCCTCCACCGCAAAAGACCCTCACGAACGTAGGATGGTAGAAGCTTACCAGAACTACCGTGGCGTGTATGGCAAAGATGTCAAATTCCGTAAGAGCGAAAAGAGCAGAGTCTTCGTTAAGGCGACAAAGACCAAAGTTCTTGCAGGCTACGGCCAGATAATCGACATCATCTTTGGTGGCAACTCCTTCCCCATTGGGGTGAGGGAGACGGAAGTGCCAGAGGGAGCAGACAAGTATGCACATTTGTCTACGCAGCCCACAGCAAATGTCCCAGAAATGGCAGAAGAGGATACGCCCGACATACCCTACAACGTGGGGTATGCGGGCGACGGCAAAGAACTCGGCGCAGGGACCACGTTTGGCTCGCTTCGCTCGCTCTTTCGCGGCAAAAAAAGCAAGAAAGAAGAGGTTCTCACCACCGGGCCTGCCCCTTCCCCGGAAGTTGTGCAGGTAAGTCCGGCAAAAGAAGCCGCCGAGAACATGCAAAAGCTCATTCACGACCAGTTGGAAGAGTCCAGCAGCGTCACTGAGGTGAGCAATGCAGTGTTTGAGCAGGTTTTGCTGGGCACTGGTGTGATTAAAGGCCCTTTCACCTATGTTAAAACGCTTAACAAATGGGTGAAGAACGAAGAAACTGGTGAGCGAGAGTACAAACCTGTGCAGGTTAAGGTACCTCGTATAGAATTTGTGAGTGTTTGGGACGCATACCCTGACCCAAATGCCACTTGCAAAGAAGATATGCTGTGGTTTATCCACAGACACAAGTTTAATGAGAGCCAGATGCGTGGTTTGATGAGGATGCCGCTGTTTAACAGCGAGGCAATCGTCTCCGCGTTGAAGGAAGGCCCCAATTATGTAAAACAATCTTTTGAGAACGACCTCCACTCCTCTAAAGAAGAGGGCAGTGGGAAGAATTTCTCAGACAGGTATGAGGTTTTGGAATATTGGGGTTGTATGGGGGTGGAACAAGCCAAGCAAGTTGGCTTGAACGTGCCAGAAGGTGCAGGAGAGCTAGCCGAGATACAGATTAATGCCTGGATTTGTGGCAATATCCTGTTGAGGGTAGCAGTAAACCCCTTCACCCCGGCCAGAATCCCCTACCACATATTTAATTACGAGAAAAACCCCTATAGCATCTTCGGGATTGGTGTGCCAGAGAACATGGCAGACAGTCAGAAGGTAATGAATGGCCATGCCAGGATGGCAATTGACAACTTGGCTCTGGCTGGTGGGATGGTTTTCGATATTGATGAAGGCGCCCTTGTCCCAGGGCAAGACATGGAGATTTACAACGGTAAAATCTTCAGAAGGTTGTCCGGCCAACCGGGCCAGTCTGTGTATGCACTGAAATTCCCCAACACTGCCAACGAGAACATGATGATGTTCGATAAGTTTAGGCAGTTGGCGGATGAGTCCACAGGTTTGCCAAGTTATAGCCACGGACAGACAGGTGTTCAGAGCATGACAAGGACGGCCTCCGGCATGTCTATGCTGCTCGGAGCCGCAAGCCTTAACATAAAGACCGTGATAAGCAATCTTGACAACCAGTTGTTCAGGCCGTTGGGCCAAGACTTCTTCTTCTGGAATATGCAATACCATGAAGGGGAGTTGCCTATAGAGGGCGACCTGGAGGTCAGGGCTATGGGCACATCCAGTCTGATGCAGAAAGAAGTTAGGAGCCAGAGGCTCATAATGTTCCTGCAGACAGCGATGGGGTTGCCGGCAGTTGCTCCTTATGTGAGGGCAACACACATCATCACAGAGTTGGCCAAGTCACTTGACCTCGACCCGGTGGAAGTTATCAACTCCCCAGAAGAGGCACAGCTTGCCGCTGCAATCATAGGTGCTCAACGTGGACAAATCCCTGGCGAAGAGGCTAATCCCCTTGGTCAAAGACCCCCTGGTATGGGCGGCCCTGGAGGAATACCTCCTGGTGCTCCGAACCCAGGCGTTACAGGAACTGGAGACGGGAATATCGGAACAGGGCCTGTACCGCGCCCAGGGGAAGCTGAGTTCTCTAAGGATGTTGGAGGCCCTGCCTAAGACAGTAGGGAGGGCAGTACGTGAACCCACCGATGAAGACTGATGCCCAGGTGGAGGTAGATGCGGTGGAGAGCCTCATCTCCTCCACTCTGCAGCCACAACAGATACAACATTTACAAGCAGCTTTGCAAGCAGACCCAGCACTATCTGAGATAGTGGATGCCCTGCTTGTAGCTGCCACAGAGTTTAGTGGAGACGGGCCTGTGGAAGGCCCAGGTACCGGCTTGTCTGACGACATCCCTGCCCGTCTCTCGGATGGAGAATTTGTGTTCTCTGCCAAAGCCACCGCCGTCATAGGCGTAGATGTTCTCCAGCAAATGATGGAGGAAGCAGAGGCGATGGCAGATGCACCGCAAACACAACAAGTAGCCCCCAAAGTTGCCGACGGGCAACGGGCCACCTCCTTGTTGGAAAGAAACCCTCAGACCCTCTGAGATAAAAACAACTCTTAGGCCACCTTGTACAACTTGCCCCTTCTTGGGCCACCAAGTATGAGAACAAGCCCAGCGGAGAAACTAATGACTGACCTTGATACTTCGATTGACAATTCCAATCCGTACAACCAGAACAAGCCTTGGCACAAAGATGGCGGTGAAGCAACTGTAGACAACGCTAACACCCTCTTTGTACCAAAGAGACCTGCCCAAAAAGCCAAAGATACTAAAGTCGAGAACACAGAAGGCGACGACGTTGGCTCGCAAGGAACAGGTACTGGTCCGCACGATTTTGAAAAGAGATGGAAAGATCTTAAAGCCCATCATGACAAGACGGTTAGAGAACTACGAGAACAACTCAACACCAAAGGTTCTGCGGTAGGCGACACAGCCACTAAGACACCGCCTAAGACCAAGGAAGAGTTGGAACAACTCCGACAGAAAGACCCAGCTGCTTTTGAAGCAATGAAGTCTATCGCACAACTTATCGCCCTTGAGGAAACAAGCGAGGTGAAAGCCAAGCTTAGTGACATTGAGAAGCGTGAGTTGGAGCTGGCCAAAGAGAGGGCCATGTCCGAGGTAGCTAAAGCCCACCCTGATATTGAAGAACTCCGCAACGACGATGATTTTCACATGTGGGCGGAGAGCCAACCCCAAGAGATACAGGATTGGATTTACAACAACCCGACAAACAGTCAACTGGCAATAAAGGCAATCAACCTTTTCAAGTTGGAAACAGGAAAAGCATCCAAGGGGTCGTCTTCTGAAAAAGCCCCCTCCAAGACCGCAACAAACGGGGCAGACAGCCTTGTATCTTCCAAGACAGCCGGGGATAACGCCCCTGTCCAAGGTAAGGTATGGTCGAGGGAGGAAATTAAAAGACTCTCGATGGACGAATATGACCGACTCGAAAAAGAAATCGACAAAGCTATTCGTGAAGGGAGGGTTATTTAACAATTCATAAGGAAATAAAGAATGGCCAATTTTCAAGAAGGTAGTTCACCGACGCTGTCGAACTTTGATACTGGCGTTTCCGGCCAGACCAATGCGTTCTTCCTGCCTGAGGTGTACTCCAAGAAGATTCAAAACTTCTTCCGTAAAGCTTCTGTTGTAGAAGCGATTACGAACACCGACTACACCGGCGAGATCAGTGCATTCGGCGACAGTGTGAACATCATCAAAGAGCCGACCATCACCACCTACGCATACACCCGTGGTGCAGATACCACGCAGACTATGCTGACCGACCAAGAGCTGGTGCTGGTGGTAGACCAGGCTCGTGCGTTTAAGTTCATCGTGGACGACATCGAGAAGAAGATGTCCCACGTTAACTTCGCGTCCGTGGCAACCTCCTCAGCTGCATACGCACTGAAGGATAACATGGACTCAGCCATCCTGACCTACATGAGTGCCAACGCATCCACCAGCAACCCCGACCTCGTAGTCGGTGCTGACGATGCAACTGCAGGCACACTGGCAGACCTGGATGCTGGCGCAACTGAAGCTGTGTTCATCGGCTTTGGTACTGGCAAGTCCGACCCAGTGGATGTGCTGGCCCGTGCCGCACGACTTCTGGACGACCAGAACGTGCCGGAAGAAGGTCGTTGGTTCGTGGCATCCCCTCTGTTCTATGAGGTGTTGTCTGAATCCTCAAGCAAGCTTCTGTCTGTAGACTACAACGCTGGTGCCGGTTCTATCCGCAACGGCCTTGTGTCCAGCGGCATGCTGCGTGGCTTCACCATGTACAAGTCCAACAACATGCCGACAGGCACCAATGCGAAGATTGCTCTGGCAGGTCACATCTCTGCTGTAGCCACTGCGCAAACGCTGTTGAGTGTTGAGACCCTGCGTGACCCGAGTTCTTTCGGCGACATCGTACGTGGTCTGCATGTGTATGGCAGGAAGGTTCTGAGGCCTGAAGCCTTGGTGAAAATCTTCTGGAACACATCTACTGACTCGTAAGGTCTAGGGGGAGGGGGCGAAAGCCCCCTTCTTCCTCTTTAAGGAAGGATATGAGCACAACATACCTGCAGGCAGTCAATGACATATTGACAGAAACAAACGAAGTGCAACTCACGTCCTCCACATTTTCGAGTGCAGTTGGGGTGCAGGCGTTTGTAAAGAACGCGGTTAATAGGGCATACCTAGAGATATGCTCACACAACAAAGAGTGGCCTTTTCTGGCCGCAGCAGAGGGGAACGCCAATGACCCTTTCGCTGGCAACCTTTACAGAGAAGTGACTGCCGGTACTAGGTGGACGCTGCTCAAGACTGGCAGTACATCAGTCGCCACAGACTACGGTAAGGTAGACTGGGATAGTTTCTTTATCACCACAGAGGGCGTGGCTGGCGCAACAGAGCCTTACGAATATAGGAACCTCCCTTTCATCACATTCGATGACTGGGTGGCAAGGTATAGGGAGAAAGAGGCAGCAGACGCTGGCGGAGAGCAGCAGTATGGCGAACCGGCTAGGGTAATAGTTAGCCAAGATGGTAGGTATTTTGGCCTATCCCCTCTGCCCAACAAGACCTACAGGGTGTATTTCACAGCATGGGTTAGGCCCACAAGGTTGTCAGCCCACGGTGACGTGCTGCTCATCCCGGATGAGTACACGCATGTCTTGTATGACAAGGCAAGGTATTACATACACCAGTTTAAAGAGAATGAGATGCAGGCAAACCTTGCTCGTACCGACTACAGGCAAGGTGAAAGGAAGATGTCCATAGACCTTACAGGAACCAACATGTCCTACATGAGGGACGATAGAATTGGAGGATAACCGTGGCTCGTTCACAACCAGTCTACGCTTCCTGTAACGGGGGCCTCGCCCTTAACTCAAACAAGTTCGATCTTCTCAACTCTCCAGGTGCGGCCTTGAGGCTGCGCAACTACGAAGTCAGCCTTAAAGGCGGCTACCGTAGGATAAACGGTTATGAGAAGTTCGGTGGAGTGTCGGCCACCCGCCCGGGTGGAGCCAACCCAATCCTAGGGGTGCACCCATACGCCCTTGGGGTTGTAGTTGTAGTAGACGATGACATCTACTACGGGGAAGATGGGATTAACTGGATACAGGTTAATAAAGATACAACACACACTGGTGTAGTTGAGTCAGGCCTGGCAGCGCTGACAACCCTCACTAGGGCTTCCCAAGGGCAGGCACAGTTTGTGTTGGCCAAAGGTACTATAGATCATGCCACAAACCCCTATGGGACGTTGGAGATTGCTACAGGCCCAAACAAGGTTGCCCATTTTCACATAAATGGTACTGGGAGTGGTAGGACTTTTCACTATACAGAGATTGCTACGCCAGTAGCAGGTAAGTGGCTGGATGTTTGCGAGAAGCACTTGTGCGTAGTGGACACAACCAACGCCCCCAACACTGTGTACTACAGCAAGACTAACGACTTTGATGACTTCACTGGCACCGGGTCTGGTAGCGTAACTTTGCCGGAGGCAATCACCGGCATAAAGACTTTCCGTGACAGTTTGTATATCTTTGGTGAGACCAGCATACATAAGTTGGTGAATATTAACGACGCCCTCACCGTGGCTGTGGTTAGTGTGACAAACAACCTGGGCTGTGCTGACGGCTACTCTATACAAGAGATTGGTGGTGACCTCATCTTCCTGTCCAATGATGGGTTTAGGTCGGTGGCAGCAACAGAAAGAATTGACGACGTAGACTTGAGTTCTGTGGGTAAGGGCATCAGCCCCCTGGTTAAGTTTGTCCTGGATGAGAAATCTTCCTACACTATAAGTAGTGTGGCCATACGTGGCAAGAACCAGTACAGGATGTTCTATTCGGATGGGGCTTCAGTGGAGCACGGCTTCTGCGGTACCCTAGTCACTGGCCAAGACGGCTCTCGTGGATTTCAGTGGTCTGAGCTTCGCAACATAGGGGTTCGGTCGATAGGGTCATACTACGACAGTAACGAGGAAGAGGTTATATACCACGGCTCAGAAGATGGGTGGGTATACCTACACGACGTCGGGAATAGTTTTGATGGCGAGGACATAGAGGCGGAGTGGCAATCGCCAGACTCCCACTTTGGAGACCTGGGGGTTCGGAAGACGTTACACTACTTCAATCTAGCCCTCACCAACGAAGGTCAAGTGGACCTATCAATGCAGGTTGTTTTTGACTTTGCAGATAGGCAGACAACACAACCACCCCCTGTGGCCATCTCCATAACCGGAGCCCCTGCAATCTTTGGTGTTGCAGAGTTTGGGGCTGCAGACTTCGGTGACGTGTCCTCCCCACTCAGGCGTACTCCTTTGCAAGGCAGTGGGCATAGTATGTCCTTCAAGTTCTACAGCAAAGGCCAACTCCCTCCACATACAATACACGGGTATCATGTAGAAATAATGCCCTCCGGAAGGAAATAATATGGCAGGATACACAAGACAAAGTGTGTTTACTGATGGGGATGACATCACTGCTGGTTTGTTCAATGATGAATACAACCAGACAGAGGCTGCTTTCAACGCCTCCACAGGGCATAAACACGACGGCACCACAGGCGAAGGTGCCCCAGTACCACTAATCTCCAGCCCAGACGGGCTGAACAAAGTTGTGGTGAACAACACAGACAACTCCGTTGAGCTGTTTGTTGATGTAAGCTCTTCCGCTGTAAAGCAGTTGGTGTTTAAAGACGGTGTAATAGAGCCAGCTACGGACGATGACATAGACCTGGGGTCTTCCTCTAAGAAGTTTAAAGACCTGTACATCGACGGCGTGGTGTACGCGGACTCCATCAATGGCTACACCATTGGCACAAACGTGCAGGCTTATGATGCAGGGCTGCAGTCTATCTCTGGGCTGACAACCTCTGCCGACAAGATGATATACACCACGGCCTCTGACACCTACGCCGTCACCGACCTCACCAGCTTCGCCAGAACAATTCTAGACGACGCCGATGCGGCCACTGCTAGGACTACCTTAGGCGGCGGGGCCACTGGCTCTTCACTCTTTACTGCAGCAACAGCAGCAACAGCCAGGTCAACGCTCGGCGCGACAACAGTGGGTGGTAACGTATTCACGCTTACAAACCCAAGTGCCGTTACGTTCCTCAGACTAAATGCTGACAATACGGTAACAGCTTTGTCCGCAGCAGACTTCAGGGTGGCAATAGGTGCTACAGCCACAGCAAACGTAGCTGTGCTTAACTCCTCAGGCAGTTCTTTCTTCGTGAACACATAATAGGTGAACCATGGAACCAACAGAAGTTCTAACACAGTTCCGGACAAGGGTTGTCCGAGACAGCATTACAAGGCCTGCGGACACCACAGCATACTCTGCTGGAGATGTGATTAGCGAGGCAACTACCAACGACCACTACACCTTTGGTGCGGCTGGCACTTCAGCCCTCAACGATACTAAGCTGGCTAGGGCTGAGGTGGGCACCGGTACAATCAACAAAGCCACCCTTTACAGCTCTGCCAACCAAGCCACTAAGCTTGATGCTGAGTTGTGGTTGTTTACCTCGGACATTACAGAAGTAGCCGACAACTCTGCCTTTGCACCCTCCGATGCAGAAGTGCTGACGCTGGTTGACATCATCTCTTTTCCTACTACAGGTTGGAAAATCGGTAACGCCACTGCAGGTGCTGGGGGCAACGCAGTGTGTGTTGTGGTTAATATAGACAGGCCCTATAAAACTGGTACTTCCGGTATTCTGTACGGCCAGTTGGTGGCCCGGAATGGTTACACACCAGTGTCCGGTGAAGTGTTCACTGTCGATCTTACAGTGACCCAAGACTAATGTTTAGCAGATTCCGGCGATATATCTCTCTGGCCAAGAGGGAGGAAGGTGCTGGAGGGGGTCCTTATGACAACCTGCTTAGCACCTCCGCAAGAGATTCGGATAGCAACAGCCACACTGTCAGTAATGTTGTGTTGGCCTCAGGATACCACCCATTAATAGTTGTTGCCACAGTGTTAGACAAAGACGGCAACAGTTTTACAATCTTCAGTTAAGGAGGCCTAATGGCTACTTACGAACTAATAGGTCTTGACGAAGCTACGCCAAGGCTCTTGGCCCCTACAGCCAACGATACAGGGTCTATCGTAGGCTCCTTGGCTGTATCTAAGGATATATCAGATGCCAGGGGCCTTCTGCGGCACCAGTTTGGGGCCCTGCGACAAGCTATACGTGTGGCAATTACAGCGGCCTCCAGCGGCAGCAACGGGATTCAGGCGCTGGACAATGCCAATCTGGACATGGGCACAAACAGCTTCACGCCATGGGTGCGGAAGCGTATAACTACTACACGCCCCAGCGCAAATGAGATTTTGTACCACAAGCACGATGGCACCAACGGCGTCATCATCACGCTGCTGACCACTGGAATCCTCAGGCTTACCCTGAATGGGCTCACATACGACAGTACCGTGGCATTGACGTCAGCTACAAACGTGGCTCCGCTGATTCAAATTCCTGTTGCACGCGAGACCGCGTCTGTCGCTGGCAGCGTGACTTTTGTGGTTGATGGGGTGCAGCTTGGGAGTGCTGTGGTTATCGCAGCTCATGGCGACTTGACCACTGAACGCATCAGCAACGGTGACTTTGTGGCGTCTCCTGGGGCGTGGGTAAACGCCAGTGTTGGTACCGGGAATGCCGTGATAGGCGGTGGCAGTGCTGTAATTACCGGGACGGACTCACCGAACCGCGGAGCCATGCAACAAGACTTAGTAGGTATTGTTGCTGGTGATGTAATTGAAGTAGTGCTTACCGGAACGGTAGCGTCCGGAGTATGGAGAATGGGTGCTACAGCAATTGACACAGCACCAAATGGTGTAATTGCCACAGGAGTTTCCACGGCGCGTTTTGTGGCGACTGGAGCAACCCCCAGAATTTATATCTGGCATGTTGCCGGGGCCGGTGCTAGTGCCACTTTCACGGCCTGCTCAGTCAAGAAGGTAGCTTCAGTTAACAACGCCGTCCCGCTCTACGTACTCGGCACCAGCACCACCCGCACAGAAGGCGACTTCTATGAGGCGGGCCTGTACAACCGCGCTCTGACTGTGGCCGAGTGCCTGCGTCATGCGGTGATGGGGCCAGCGCCGCAAGATATAGCAACCGGTAGTGCAATTCCGAACCAGACCATATTGTCTAGTTGGACGTGGAGCAACTTTGGTGGGGGCTCGGGGTTTGAGACATTCACAACCTCAGGCAGTGATATCACCAGCGCCATCAACACGAGCGGCCTTGGTATCGCCAGTGCTGCTTACACCAGCGTCTTCCACAAGCGATACCGTATCCGCATGAATCTGACTGTCAACTCTGGCACCGTGGAGTTGAAGTGGAACTCCACTACTGACTTGTCATCCGGGGGGCAGCAGATTGGGGTATATACATCGGCCAACGATGGTGAACTTGAGATCGAGTTCGTTTGCCTCGGCTCCTACACGCGGCTTGGGTTCTACAGCAACGGTAGCAGCAACTTCTCCGTGACAGGGTTCACCTTGCAGCTGATCGGGGTTGTAGCCAACTGGAACGCCGAAGATGCGCAGTCCAACACGGGCCAAGTGTTGGACAAATCTGGGAATAAAAACCACGCCCTTCTGCCAGCTAGTGGGGCTACTGTAATTGGAGCATCCCCCGACCGCCGTCGCCAAGTACGTTGGACTAATACTTGGTCAGGCACGCACGAGCTGCAATATATCGGCGGGGTAGACCAAGCCATACTGCCCAGCAATGCTTACATCGAGTCTATCGTCGGTACGGTCTCTGGCGCCACTGTAGAAGACATTATCATCGGCGATGGCTCTGATACAGACAGGTATGTTACAATCACCACTGGGTTGGCCGCCGGCACTAGTTCGTTTACCCTGGCCAACCGCACTACAGACGGCACAAACCTCAAACTGACTGTTGACCCGGATGCGAACGCTACCATGTCCATCGCTTGGGTTATTACCTACTATACTTTGGAGGGTTAAGATGGCCTCGCTAGTAATTGATACGGGTGTGGCAACACACCCACAGATAAGCATAGACACTCTTGATCTCCGTAATGGTGTGATAGGTTTCCGTTGGGTTGGCGGTGTGTACACAGGGGATTGTGCGGAACCTTTCGTACTGTCCATTGCTGAGCATGGCGACAAGACAGTTGCTGAGGTGGTAGCTTCCATCACAGCAGAGATGGTGTCAAAACTGCCCCTTTCCGAGTGACATATAGGTGGTATAAATGGCATACACTGCCCAGGACGTAGCCGCTTTTATTGCAGCCAATCCGCAAATGTCTCCAGACGAGATATTGCAAACAGCTATCAAGGCAGGGGTGAGTGCCCAGGACTTGTATGCTGGTATTAACGTGGACGGTGGCAGGTTCCAAGGGGCCACGTTTGACCAAGTTGCCAAGGCTTATGAAGGCTCCTCTCCCGTAATAGGGGGAGGCAGCCCCGCTGTGGCACAGCCTGAACCTACACCAACACAAACTCCTGTGGGCACTCAACCTACACCCACTACAGCTCCTGTAACTACAACCCCTGTGCAACCTACGACTACGCAACAACAGCCAGTTGTTAAACCCCTTGTGGTTGATTATGGACTGCCTCCGGCCTTGACTTTGTCTCCAGGGGCAACCACTGTCCCCACCACCTCCACTGGCCAAGATTTGGCTAGGATGGAGGAGGCCAAAGTTATGCTAGGGGCTGGGGCCAGAGGCCAGTTTGAACTCACCCCAACCCTTACAGGGACAGCACAACCTACAAACCTTGACGGCACTATAACTGGCCAGCAAGATGTTGTGCAGATTGGCGAGCCTGCTAAGGTGGAGGTGACCCCAACACAACAAGCCCCTGTCATCACTGCTCAACAAGCAGGTGTGCAGCAGGCGGTGGCTCCAGCAATTGCACCTCCGGCCTTAGTCACTGACGTTGCCCAAGTGGCAGCACAGGCACCAACCACTGCCGCACAAGGCGCTGTGAGTGAGCAGGCAATTGCTCAGCCGGTGGCTACACCCACCCTGTCTACAGGTGCAACAGCACAGGCTCAGACAGTGGAGGCTCTCCCTGGCTCTACAGTGGAAGCTGCCGTAGGGCAGATGACCCCTGAAGCCTTTGCAGAGGCCGCCAAGGTGGCTGGGCTTGAGGCCGCTAGGGTTGATAGGGCTAAGACACAACTTCGCAAGGCGGGCCTCACAGAGGCTCAGATAGCGGCCTTTGCCAACAACCCTGCAGCTCTGGAGATGGAACTCTCCAACTTCACAGAAGAGCAGAGGGGGTTGATAGGCGGTCTGCCCACTGAAGCCTTGGTCAGTGCCCAGTTGGATGCTCTGTTGCAGGGTATTGAGACTGGAGAAACACCAGCTTGGGCAAGGCCTGCTGTAGCTGCTGTGGAACAGATGCTGGTAAGGCGAGGGATGGATGCCTCCACTGTTGGCAGAGATGCTTTGGTGGATGCAATTATTCAATCCGCTATGCCACTGGCTCAGCAGAATGCACAAGCCATCCAGCAGAGTATAGCTCAACAGAAGAACTTCGAGCAGCAGGCCGCTATAACAGAGGCCCAGTTCAAGCAACAAACTAATCTGCAGAACGCACAAGCTGTGTTCAACCTCAACCTAGCCAACCTCTCTAACGAGCAACAGGCTAGGGTGGCTAACGCACAGTTCGTCCAGACAATGAGTCTGACCAATGCCAATAACAAACAGCAGGCTGCAATGCAGAACGCTGTGGCACTGGCCCAGCTTGACCTGGCCACTCTGGATGCAAACACTAAACTTGCTGCACAGAATGCCCAAGCTTTCCTGCAGATGGATCTCACCAACCTGAGCAACAAGCAACAAGCAATGTTGCTGGACACTCAGTTTGAACAACAAAGGTTGCTGTCTAATCAGGCAGCCACCAACGCAGCTAAGCAGTTTAACGCAGCTTCACAACAGCAGGCCGACCAGTTCATGGCCTCTCTCGCTGCCAACATTTCTCAGTTTAACGCTACGCAGTATAACGCCATGCAACAGTTTAATGCTGTTGAGGCCAATAAAACTGCAGCTATAAACGCTGGTAATACCATTGCTGTTGACCAGTTCAACACACAACTCATGGCTCAGGTGGATCAGTTCAATGCCCAGCAAGAGTTGATGATAGAGCAGTGGAATGCAGCTAACAGGCAGGCCATTGAGCAGAGCAACGTGCAGTGGAGGAGACAAGCCAACACTGCGGATACAGCTGCACAGAATGCTGTGAACCAACAGAACGTACAAAATGCTTTCAATATGAGCCTGCAAGCTCAAGCCGCTTTGTGGCAAGAGTTGAGGGACAGGGCGACGTTCGATCTACAGGCATACGAAAACAGGCAGGACAGGGAGGCTCAGTTGTACGCCTCCGCCATTGGCAATGAGAGTGCGGCTGGCAGAAACTATGATGCCACCACACACCTTGTCAATCTTGCTAAATCATTCTTTGGGGGTACAAGTTAATGGGTTTTCTCTCGAAGGCTTGGAAAGGTATTAAAGATACTTTCAAGTCTATTGGTAAGGAGATCAAACGTGCCGCCGGTAAGGTTGGCAAGTTTATGGACAAGATAGGGGTGGTCGGACAGATTGCCCTTATGTTCGTCCTTCCGGGTATTGGAGGTGCCCTAGCCAAAGGCCTTGGTGCTGGGGTAGGGGCCATGGCTGGCTCCTCCTCAGCTATAGTCTCTGGTGTGGGTAAGATACTTCAGACGGCTGGTAAGTTTGCTAGCACTGTAGGCAACGCCTACAAGACAGTGAGCAATGGCATCAGCAGCTTTGTCTCCAATGTGGGCAAAGGTGTAATTAACCAAGTTGCTTCCTTCGCTGGTAAGTCCACTCCGCTTATCGCCAACTCCCCTGCTACGGTAGGGGAAGGCTTCAAAGCTTTTATGAGTGGTGTGGCGGACGATGTGTCTAACATCACCTCGCCCTTCAGGCAGGTGGCTAACACAGTTGAGGTGGGTGTGTCGAAGGCGTATGAATCAAGCCTCGGCCTTGACGACCCCGATACGTTTGAAGTGGCTAAGCCTTTCCAGTCTGCCGCTGAGGACTTTAGGTTCTACGAAGTCCCTAAGGAAAACATCTCCACTATTGTGGATAGTGAACGCAAAGGGTTTAACAAGTTCCTCTCTGACGTAGGTTCGTACGCCACAACTGCAGTTAAGCAACTGCCCGGCAAAGCTATAGATACAGTGGCAGGTAGGGTGACTGAAGGTGTTGGCATGAGGGCTGCTCAGAAACTTGGCCTCGCGTCAGAGCCTCAGTACACCGTACAGAATGTTTCTAATGTGGTGCCGCAGTTCAACTCGGCCCCCATCCAAAGCAGGTATGAGGCTTCAGGTATTAACTATGGTGCAACACCTAACAGCCGTATCGAGTTCTTTGCTGCTAACCTGCCCCAATACGGTGACTTTGGCAGGACAGCTTTTAATAACTTTGCTTCTATAAGGACTGTGTAATGGACGAAAGATACCTCAAGCATCAGGGAAAGATGGCAAGGCCAATCCCAGGAATGTCTCTCACAAATGACCCGGAGTCCCCTGCCCCTTTTGAGGGGCCTCCTGAGTTCACCAAGAAGAAAGACGCCCTTGAGGCTATCTTCAGTGGCCTCATAGAAGAGACCACCTATACGCAGCTTATAGAGGCCTTGGCCAATGGCATCCCTGTCATCTCAGTTGTACAAGTTTTGCTGTACGAAGGCTTCAAACAAGGGAAGTGGAACCCAGATTTGTTCCTGCTGTTGATAGAGCCCACAGCCTACATCATCATGGCACTGGCCGAGAGGGCTGGCGTGGACTTCGTTATAGATAACGAAGACGATGATGAGGAGGGAGGTGTTGAGTCAGAGCTGAAGAATAAGTTTGAAAAGGTGCAGAAGACCTTGAAGAAGTCTACACCTGGCATGGTGCCTAAAGAGATAGAAGAGAAGATAGAGAAGCTTCCCCCGGTGGAAAGTATCTTGGCAAGACCTAAGGCTGCCGAGAAGCCTGTTGCAGATAGTTTGATTACGAGGCCTTAATATGGCAGACATTAAAGAGCTTGGAGAGTCGCTGCTTACCCGACAGCAAACTCGAAACGACAGGCAATACAAAGAGTCTAAAAGAGAGGCTTATAAGATTGCCATTGCGGAGGCGGGCATAGGCCTTGTCAACACACACCTCCGCAACAAGGCAACAGAATTCCTCACAAGCGAGCCTGTATTGGCCCAGAAGGCTAAGTACAGGGCAGCAGTAACACAGGCTGAAAGAATCTCTGCCATGCAGCAGCAGATAGAAGAGGCTGGTAAAAGCCCTGAAGAGTGGTTCCTTGAGAACCGCTACATGCCTGTAATGGAAGAGCAATACAAAGCACAGTACGGCACGCAGTTCGTTCCTGAGTCTTACCTCCCCCTGCTTCGAGAGAAGGCCATGGAGCTTTCAGCTCAAGAAGCCGAGGGTTTCAAAGAGGCGGTGAGGGTAGCCCAGTCCATCCCTGACATGGAAACTGCTATGGCTCAGGTGAATTCCATTGTAGTCCCTCCGACAAATGCTGGGCAGGGGTTGCTGAGGAAAGTTAAAGGTTTGTTCCAAGGCAAGTCTGAAGAAGACTTCAGGCAGGAAAGCTTGGCTAGGTTGGAGAGTGAAGGTGCTTTTGTTAACGAGTCTGTAAGAGATGCCTTCAATAAAGTAAACAGGCTTCAGGGCTACGACCAAGCAGTTAACTTTGTTAAATCTTTGAACACTTCTGGGTTTGAGCCAAATGACAAAGTAGAAGCCAAGGTAGATATAGTACCTGACCCCGCTGGAACAGGCTGGGGAATTTTCACCATCACCACAACCACTGATTCCCGTGGCAACACCATCGACCAGAAGGTGACACAAGAAAGGATTGATGGGGTGCTTAAGCCAGAGGACGATCAAAAGGTATTCAGGGCAGTGGTCGAGAAGACTGACTACCCGAAGATGGCAAAAGATATATTGTCTCCTGCAGGACAGTCTTTGTTTGTGGGGAAGCTCAACGAACGTGGGTTGAACTATGTAGACATTAAAACTCCAGAGGAGTACACTAGGATAAGCCGGGTGTTCCAGGATGTGGTCTCTAACGCAAACAACCTCCGTGACGACATTAGGGCCTCCTCTATAGGTGAGTCCATAGGCGCTGCCTTTACTGCGGTTGGACCATTGTTGTCTGACATGGTGAGTACGATGAGGGAAGAGGGTTATGTAGAGAGCGAGATAATGCAGGAGTTGCTGGACAAAGTATCTTCCGCAGTGGACTCAATCCCGCAACTCAGGCCAGAGGCTGTTGATACCCCCACAACCATCTACCCCACGCAGCAGAATGGTAACGAACCCACCAGTTGGTTTGATCTTTAATTTAAGGAATGGATATGGACGTAAGACTCCCTAACGGCAGGATTATTAAGGATGTACCTGAAGGAACTTCTAAAGACGAGGTGAGGAGGAAGGCTGTAGCGGCTGGCCTTATTGCCGACTCTGATTTTCCTAGGGAGTCTACGCCCACACCCATTCGTGATGAAGGGTATAGGTTTTACCAGAATACTCCACAACCACCGGCCCCGGAACAAGGGCCTGTGGCCAGGGAGAGCGTGCCCTCCGAGCAAAGCGTAGAGCCTTACACAGAACCCACCATGCTGGAAAGGGCGAGGGGCAAGGTTAGTGCAATAGCCAACGAGGCCCGTCGTTCCGTATACGGTGGTGCAATCACCCCTGCGGTACAAAGCCTGCTGTCCCTCAACAACGCTGTTAGGGACACACTTGGGTTTGAGGCCACTCCAGAAGAAAAAGGCAAGCAACAAGCTTTGGTGGCTGCTGGTCTGTCTATCATCACTGCAGACACAACCCGCAAGAACTCTTTCATCTCTATGAACGACCAAGGTCAAGTAGAGTATGACAGGCCAGAAACTTTCGTAGGCACCATTGCCCCCTATGTAGTGGCGGTGCCTGCAGGATTTTCTTGGGTGGCAGGCTCCACACTTCTGAAGGGACTTAGCGCTGCCTCACGAATTACTATAGCGTCTGTGGCATCAGATGTTGGGGTTAACCAACTAATCACTGACCCACACGCTGACAACCTTATAGACGTCCTTGAGGATATGTTCCCAGGGGACTCAGGGTTGAAGACACTTACTGCCTACCTCTCCACTGAAGAGGAAGACCCAGAGGTTGTGAGAAGGATAAAGATGGCTGGGCAAGATGCCCTGCTGTCTAGCATGTTTGCTGGCTCTGCCACTTTGTACGGCATGCTTCGTAGGATTAATACCCCCGAGGCAAAGAAAGCTCTTGATCAAGGTGTGGCCAAGCTTGTGCAGAATGAGAAAGGCGAGCTTGTGTACCGCATGGTACGTGAGATAAAAGAAGATGCCAGGAAGGTTGTAGAGCCTGTGCTGGAGAATGGCAGGCCTGTGTACAGGGACGGTCGTCCTGTTGTACAGCAGGTGAAGGATGAGAATGGCAACCCGTTGTGGAGGTCTTACCAAAGGCCTGACGGAGCAACCGTCTGGAACTCTTATGAGGGTGAGGTTGCTAACCCTGCCGGGGCAACCCCTGCCCGTGGCACTACGTCACTCACCTTGGCCGACGACGAGCTTAGGCAAATAGAGCAGCAGACTGGCTCTACCTTCTCTGGTGCTTGGAACCGGTTGTGGAATCAGACCTTCACAAGCCGTGGCTATTGGACTAAGACTTTGTTCGACATGTCGCAGAAATCACAGTCTGAGCAAAGGGCCCTCATTAGTGAAGCCAGCCATGTCGCCACAAGGTTGAACACCTCTATTGATCGTATGGCTAGGCAGCTTGCATCCACCTCCGGTGGTAGCGTAGAAGACGCTACAAACACCCTGATGGAGAAAGTGCATAAAGCCTTCACCTCTGGGAACAGGACTGATATTGCAGCTCTGCCGGATGATGTAAGAACTGAAGTGGTCACAGCAAGGGCCATGATAGACGGCCTCACACAGAGGATGATTGACAGCCCTGCTGTGTATGAGGAATTTAAGAAGACGTTGATTGACGGTCAAGGCAAGTATCTTCGCAGAAGTTATGAGGCCTACACCAATCCGTCCTATGTCCCCAGCCCCACTGCAAGATCAGAGGCTGTAGACTTTTTGACTAATGAGAACATGGCACAGGGCATGCCGTTTGAGGAAGCTGCCAAGCTTGCTGAAGGTAGGGTTGTTGCCCTGCTAGAGAGGGACGGTAGGGGCCTTGATGCCTACATCAACGACGCTGTGAAGGTGAACACCTCTGTGTTCTCCCAACGTAAAGATGTACCTGAGGAGCTAAGGAAGCTGCTCGGAGAGATTGTGAATCCTGGCGACAATGTCATTCAGAGTGCTAGGAAGCTTGTAGGCTTCGTGCAAGCTGACCAATTCTCCAGAGACTTGCTTGAGGTTGGCGATGGTAAGTTCTTGTTTGACTCTCCGCAAGGTATCTACACCACCCCCATCACTGGCACCAACACCATCCTTGATGTGGTTGAGCAAGGCACCGAGGCAGCAATGCCGGGGCAAGCCCTTGGTCGTGGCAGGTATACAACTCCCGAGATGGCTAGGGCAATATCTGGCACACAAGTGTCTTTTGTCAGCCCTTCTGCCGATGACATTTTCAGCAAGGGGTTGAGGGCATTCATAGGCTGGAAGGGTATGTCCCAGTCAGCCAAGACAATTTACAGCCACACTACACACTTCAAGAACCTGCTCGGTGCGACAATGATGAGGGCAGCAAATGGTAGCAACCCTGTTGGGTCAGCCACCAAAGCTTGGAGGGCAGTGTCTAACGAGATTGGTGGTGGCGTAGATGCCGCTGCCCAGAAGGTGTATGAAGACTACCTAAGGCTTGGTATCATCAACACTGACGTCCGACTTGGCGACATCTCGGAGATGATGAAAACCGCCCTTGACAACCCTAATGGGTTGGGCGATTGGTTCGTGAGGAAGGCTGACGAATTCAACTCCACTGTTGGTAAGGTTGCCGACACAGCCGTGAACACACCTCGCGCTGTGTACATGGGCACTGACGACTTCTTTAAAATAGGGGAGTTCGAGGATTACTACGCCACGTTGAAGGAAGCCTTCCCCAACGAGCCTGACGAGGTGCTGAGGCAACGAGCGGCCAAGGTGGTAAGGGATGTATTACCTAACTACGATTTGGTCCCTAACGCGATTAAGCAGCTTCGTACGCTGCCTTTTGGTAACTTCGTGGGATTCCCCTCAGAAGTCGTCCGTACTTCCAACAACATTATCAAGCTTGGGTTTGAAGAACTTTCTTCTGGCAACCCTGTCCTGTATGCCCGTGGGCTTAGGAGGCTTACGGCCTTCACGGCTTTTGGTGGTGCAGGAACAGAGGGGTTGTCTGACCTGACTAAAACCTTGGCAGGCCTGTCCTCCCCTGAGGAGCAAAGGGCTGTTGATGTCATCTCTCGCACACCATGGTCACAGGACCCCACCGTGTTTGTTGTCAGGGATGCAGAGACTGGGGAATTGTACAAGGCAGACACCAACTCTCTTGACCCCTACGACTTCTTCAGGGCGCCAGCCAAGGCTGCGCTGAGGCAGGTACAAGAAGGGACAATGACCAAGCAAGAGTTGGATGTGATGCTGATGGAGTCTAGTGCAGCTTTCTTTTCTGCTGCGCTAAAACCTTTTCTCAGCGAAGCCATTGTAACAGAGGCTTTGATTAACGCATGGGTTGGCTTATCTTCTGAGAGTGGGGAGACTAGGTCCGGGTCAAGTTTGTCTTCCTACGGTATGTCCGGTGCAGACTCTACTGCCTCTACCATAGGGTTGTTCTGGGAGACAATAGAGCCAGGGTTTGTTACTAGCGCTAGAAGGTTTGCCGACGCCTATTTAAACAAATACGAAAGGTACACAGGGTTGCCTACCGACCCACAACTGGCTGCGATTAACCAATTAGGGTTGACTTGGGGTAAGTTGTCCTTAGACAAACACATAGAGTTTGTTGCAGGGGATTACCTTGGCGTAGTTGAAAACTCCGTCACCTTGGGGGTGGACTACCGGTCAACACCAGAGGACATCATCTCTAGGTATGTGAATATCAACAAAGACAGGTACGAGGCCCAACGCATTCTGTACGAACAGACGGAAGCGGCTAACGTACTAGGCCTTGACACCCTAAAGATTAGGAACATTCTGGAAGACAGGGGGCTGGACAAGGAGACGGTCTGGGGCATAGCCACTGGTCAGTTCTACCCCACCCCTATCTCCGATGACACTTTGTCTAAGATACGAGATCAGGTGTATGCTGAGGGCAACAACCATTCAATGTCCTATGAACAGCTTGTCTCTGAACTGAGACGGACTAGGGCTTCTATAGAAAACAACAGCCTGATGACCTTTGAGGATACCACTCCTTGGAGGAAGCCTAGTGAGGAAGGGGAGGCTCTTCTTAAGGAAGGCCCCATCACCAGGTTGCTGAAGGCTAGGGGTGGGGTGGTGAGGGTGCCTAATGCACCTGCCCTCCCCTCCACTAGAAGGGACAAGTACACTGGCCTGCCTTATGATGTGCAGGCTGGCGGTAGTTACGTCGAGGAAGACCCGTTGGCTAGGCTGTTTGGTAGGAGGGGGTTTGCTGGCGGTGGTTTAGTCACAGGCAGGGCCTTGGCAGCCTGCAACAAAGTTCTTGGAGGTGGTGTATGAAGTTCTTGGAAGATGCCTTAATTGCAATTAGCCGTACCCACCCACACCTGGCATTGCTTGTTGTGGTTATAATCACAGGTGTGATAGGGTATAGCTATAGGGTGTTTGCCGAGGATGTTGAGCTGAAGAGGTTGGAGAATAAACATGATACTGAGTTCTCCTATCTCAGCAGGAAGATAGACTACGGCTTCACCGAACTGAAGTTGAAGAATGTGGAGGGGCAAATATTCACACTGGAGAGGGCTGCCCAATCTGGTGACGGGTTCTCCCCCAGAGATGCCGAAAGGTTGAGTGAGCTGCGTTCGGAGCTTGGCTCTCTGGTACGTGAGATTGGTCAGATAGAGAGTGGGAATACTTTATGAGTGACAAGTACGACGAGGTTATACAGAAGGCTGTGCAGAAGTATCTGCCAGGGTATGATTGGAGGTTGTATAAAGCTCAGCTGTGGCAAGAGTCAAAGCTCAACCCCACAGCAGTGTCCCCTGCTGGGGCTGTGGGGGTGGCTCAGTTCACCCCCATGGCTTGGGCTGACTGGGCTGAGAAAGCTGGGTATGATGGTATAGATAGAACCAACCCTGAGGCCTCCATCTACACAGGGGCCTGCTACATGGCTGGACTTATCAAGCAGTGGAAAGCACCCAGGCCTGACATAGACAGGTGGTGCTTGGCTATGGCTAGCTACAATGCTGGCCTTGGTCACATCCTCAAGGCGCAGAAGTTGTCTGGGGACAAGCCAATGTATGCTGACATCATTAGGTATTTGCAGGATGTCACTGGTCCTAGGAACAGCAAAGAGACTAAGGACTACGTGAGGAACATCCTCAACTACTGGAACATGCAAGTGGTGGAGGGTGGCTTGTGATTGTCTTCTATAAGAACATTAAGTATATGTTGGCTGAACCAGCCACACATAAACTCCACGAGAACATCACAATACGTCATGCCTACGAGAATGAGTTCTTCTCTGTAGACCCAGAGACTAGGGTGGTGACGGCAAAGAGGTGGTGTGCTTGGGACGGGGCTACGAGCTTCCCTGACTTCAAGTGGATATTGGAGGGAAGTTTGTGGCATGACATCCTACACTGGCTGATAGCCAAGGGGGTGATACCTGAGGAAGAGAATGATTTGATTGACAAAGAGCTGGCTCATATTATCAAAGAGCTTGGTGGCCCATCGGCCAGAGGGAAGATAAAAGAAATACTACTCTCGTTCAGGGCTAGGTATGTGCAGCTTGGTACAAACACTGCAGATGAAAAGGTTGGGAGTGTCATCCCCATATACAAACTAGACCATGGCAAGATGGAGAGGATCAATTGAAGTATTTTATAATCGGGGTGATAGTGCTTGCCCTGCTTTTGACAGGGTGTTCGTACAACACCTTGGTTGTGAAAAGGCCGGACGGCACCATAGTGGAAGGCAAGTCGCTGGTGTTCAACAACAGCGAAGAGGTGGTGCTGGAAGGTAAAGGGGAGGGGTGGGAGTTTAGCTTCTCTAAGATAGGTACTGATGGCACCCCACAAGCAGAGATTGTTTCCGATACTATTACGGAAGCTGTGGGTGTAATAATTCCTTAATAAAAAGAAGCCCCCGAACAGGTGTACTGAACGGGGGCTTTTTATTTACCTAAATCTCTTGTTGCCTAGTACCCAGCATACAAGAGACCATCTAGTGCCTTTGGTGACTGGCGTCACTTTGTGCAAGATGTAACTAGGGAATACAATTATCTGTCCTTGATCTTTGGGACATTCCCTTTCAGTCCCGGCGTTCACTATCAAACTACCCCCTTCATACTCCGAAGGATCGGACAGTTGAATCACTACAGACAGCTTTCTATGAGCTGCTATCCCTGGGCCTATGTCTAGGTGCCAGTCGTAGTGGTCCCCTTCCTCATACCTCAGAAGCTGGAAGTCTTGATAGATTCCTGCCACATCGAACTCATACCCAAACTGGTTGTACCCAGCCACTCGGGAGGATACAAGCTCGTACAACCACTTGCTGTCCTCTCCATGCGGTACTGTGTGTACCGTAGCACTCCTCTTGCTTTTGTCAAGCCTTTCCCCTGCTACCCTTGCTGGGTCTGCAGGTGTTGTGCTGTACGTGGCAACAAGTTGCTCACATTGCTCTTTGCTAAGCAAGGGGAAGAATGTGGCTGTGGGTAGTTGTTCTGCTACAGCCGTGTTAAATATTGGCAGCAGCTGCACGTTCAAACTCCCTGATGGTCAGGCTATCGTCAATCTCTTTCCAGAACCTTGGGTTCTGTCCGAGTTGCTCGAAAGTAGTACCGCCTACCAACACAACTTTCAGCCCCATGCTAGAGAGGAAATCAACTACATCCTCAACATTCCTAACTGAAGAGGGGTCGAATTCGAAGCGTCGGATGTTGAAGTCGGCTGGCTCCATCCCATCAAGTGGGTGGTTAGGCTGTTGTTGAGATGTCATAGTTCACCTGTACGTCTGGGGTTGTTGGGGGTTTCCACTGCTCCAGCAAATCCGCTGAACCACCTGGGGTTGGCCTGTCGTCTACGAAGGTGCCTTTGGCCATGGCGTCGAGCATAAGCCCTACATCTGCTGCTATAGCTTTCAGGTGGTGGATGTTACTATCTCTAGTGAAATCCTCCCCATCCCACCAAGCATACAAATGTCTGAGTATAGCTCCCATGTAAACATGAGCAGCAATGCCAGACTCTCTGAAGTTGTACGCCCCGTATTTCCTAGCTCCGTCAGCCATTGCCTCCGCTGCCCCAATGACAAGAGCAGGGGGGACAAGGTGCAGAGGGGTCTTTGTAGCCCCTATGGCAGCTTTTGGGTTGTTTTGTGGATAACTCAATACCTCTTACCTCCTTGCTCTCTTCGTGCCTCTGGCGTGTGGTCACGACGTCCTCGGTTGTATGCCAGTTTCTCTTGCAGAGCACCAGCTACATCCAATTGCAGACCGCCTGCCATGTCAAAGATTCGGATGAGGGCATCGGCCAACTCCACTTCCACACCAGATCGGTGCGGGAGCTTGTCGTCCATCAGCCCTTTTCTATGGGCTTCCAATGCTTCAGACATCTCGGAATGTACAAGGGCAATAAGCTCCCCAACATTCCTGTTAATCCTCTGGCCTGTCTCCAAATCTTTCCACCACCGAGAATTCTCTTTGTGACAAACCTCGGTGAGCAGGGAGGTGGCTTCTACAATATCCATGTCGCAGAAGCTTTCCTCGATCCAATCTCTTTCGTACCCAGCCGCACAACTACTCATAGTCACCAAGCTCCTTTACAGAACGGATGGTGAAATCTGGCCTCACCCTCGTCTTCACTGCCTTCTTCAGTTTGTTGTAGAACCAACGGGAGCTGTATGCACTGACAATAACTTTGCCATTGGCAGTGACATACTTTTCTTGCTCTTTCTCGAAAGCCTTCACAGAGGCCTTGGTTACTGTTGAGCGCTGGTCTTCCGGGAGCATCTGCTTCAACCATTCGGCTGCAAGCTCGTAAGACTTGCCCCTCAGAAACTTAGCTGTTCTCGCATTCAAATGCAAATCTCCTTACTTCCTCTTTGATGTTGTCTCTGCCGAGTACAACACCATCTGTGTTTGTAACCAGAGCTGGGGTGGTATCTATCCCAAGTCCGTCCCTTATTGCCGACCACTCGTCCAGGTCCATAGTGGACACATACTTATCATAGCCACTTAGAAGCAACCACGCCTTTATAACCCCAGACTCCCGGCAACCTGCTCTTGTCATTATCTTCACTTTCAACCACCTTTTGATTATTGTTTTTATTTGCAGACAACAACTCCCACCTGGAGAGAAACCTTATTTCAGCCACTGAGTGACTCATAGGGTATACTTCCGGGAGAGTAAAGCTATGCTCTGCCACAGGCCCCCAATCTGGGGAGTGGTAGAACAAGGCGTCCTTCTCTGCTTCTCGTATGGCCAAGTCGGCAAGCTTCACCTCTTCAGGTAGGATATAGGGCACCCCAAACTTATCGGAGATAACCCTCCAAAACCTATCCTCTATTGCCCTGTAGTCTGGCAACAGTTGCTTGAGCGGTGAACTGACGTCGCCTAAGTATGCCTCAGTGGCGTCGTGCAACAATGCGGCCAAGGAGTTTTCGGGGCTGACCATTGTTGACATGAGGTAGCTGTGCTGGGCCACTGAGTACGGGAACCGAGAGGCCCCTGTGTACCTGTTGACCTGGGACAAGTGGTGAGCTATATCCTCGATCAATATAGTACTTGGGTCTGGGTTCAGCAAGTCAACTTTATTTCCAGAACTTGTTGTCATCCAAGTCATTTGACTTTCCCCTTGGACTTCTTGGCATAGTCCTCTACCCTCTTTCTCGTCTGTGCCCCTGTAAGGAACACAGTACCCCCAGCAGCAACCTTCTCCAACTCCTTCTTGGTGAGGAAGGGGCCGTAGACAGCTTTGCAAAGATTGTGGTAGACATCCCTAATGTGCAGCAGGCCTTGCTGCTGGTCAGCCAAGGAACCGGCTGACCCGCCACTAGCATCATGCGCCATCACAGAAGAGAACTCACCTACTTCCATGCCATGTCCTGCAAAGAAAATGAGGCTGGCCCCTGAGGCTACCTCGCCCTCAGCACAAGTGATTACAGTACCTCTTGTGGCGCTGATGGCGTGGATGATTTGCACTGCTGACCACAACAAGCCGCCAGGCGAATTGATGTGGAGGTACACAAGGTCAGAGGGCCCACAACTTTTCAGGGTGTGGACCAGTCTGGTGTAGTTGTCTGCCGGACCTATGGGGCCAGACAGGTAGAAGTGGTACGCCTTGCCTCTGACTTCTTCCACTGGTGTGATGCCTTGATGAATGTGCATATCTTCATACTCTTCCATTAGGACGCCACCGCCATGCCAAGAGACTCCCTCACACTTTTGTCGAGTTCGTTCTTACGCAGCCTACCCCAGCTCCCGCAGGACACACACCTAAACCGCTTGAACTTAGACACACTAGTCTTGTAGTGTCCGCGGAATTGTATGTGGGTGCCACCACACTTCGGACAAGCAACCTGGTCGCCCTCGTTGTAGATGGCTACGTTAGGATGTTGCGACATCCAAGGTCGCAGCTTCAGATACACTTCTTCCAAGGTGATAACATCTTGTATGTTATACACCCTCATTTCCTCCCAAGCCTCTGGGTTGCCCAGCAAGCATTGCTTCCACAACTCGAACCCTGGGAACTTCCTACTCTCCATCTTAGGGGAGCAGCCAAGTATCTTGGCCAAATACTCCAAAGAGTTCTGACCAAACTTGAAGTTCTTCCTGGCTTCCAAGAGTGTATCCACAACTTTGTAGGGGGAGGGTGGCGTAAACCCATGGACCAAAGCCCTTGCGTTAATCACCGGCAGGTCGTGCTTCTTGGCATTGTGAGCCACCACAATGTCAGCTTCATCTAAGGCCTCAAGTATAGGCTTTATAAGCTTACGCTCATTGCCTTTACGAGACTCAACGTAAAACACTTCCTCTTCCCCCAACCATTTCCACGAAGCGGACATGAGTTGAGCATGCTCTTTCACTTGTTTGGGGGACACGTTTTCTTGCCAAAACTTCCAGACATAGGCTAGAGAAGGTGTGTTCTCAATGTCGATGATTAGTACTCTCGCCATTAGACGCTACCTACCACTTCTCGTCGTACCGTGGTATACCCACGTTGTTGTATGTCTTTAAGCATTGCAACAGTTTCTGCTGCGCCCGCTTCATCCAGACCTTTCAGGTACAGGCCGGCTGCAGCCAGCCCGCCTTGTGCACCTGCACGGAACCACATAGCACACCGGTTCCATGTACGCACTTTCTTATTCTGGATATCTTCAAACGTCAACAGCTTATCTACGCTCACTTACTTCTCCTTATCTCGGCTCTTTGTTGGGTCTCTTCCAAGCTCTTCTTTTTGTGGCACTCGCCACACAAAGCTTGGAGATTATCTAGCTCACAGAACATCCTGTCGATACAACTGTCCCAGCTCTCCCAGCCTGATACTGGGACTATGGGATCAATATGATCGCAGAAAATGTTCTTCACCCTCTTACCTGAACTTGGGTCAATGATGGACACTGGCACTTCTTGTTGGCAACAAGCGCACATCTTCCATCCCCGCCTAGTTGTAGCGTTCTTCATACAAATCTGTATAGGGGCCCACTTAAGGGTGGCATGCCTCAACTGATTCTTAATGAAACTTCTAAACTGGGCTTCTGTCCAGGTGCCGTTACATCTTGTCCTCTCTGCTAGCTTTGCCAATTACAACCTCTTTATTGTTATTGTAGACTTCCCACCAGTAGTATAAGAAAACTGCTGACAAGAAAGCCACTCCGAGCTGTCCCGATTGGTAGGAGAGAAAAGCCCAGGCTGGTTGGCCCGACATACCAATGATGCCGGCCTTAGCTCTTGTGGACCTGTCGTCGCTACCAACTAGCTTGAGTGCCAGTATCGAAGTCCCCACTACGAGAACTTGCGCTAGGAAAGCAATGTCCACTTAGACAAAAGCCGCTGAGAAGAACAGTACGGAGTTTGCTGTGAAAACAAACAACGCCAGTTTTGCAAAGAACTTATCCTCGTCCGAAGCATTTTCGTCTTGGTACAGCTCTCTTGTCTCTTCGACTACACTGGCTAGGAGGCCTGTATTTATCAGGCCCATTATGATGTACGATACAGTAATAACTCACCTCTCGTCATACATGACGTAAGATATTGGATTGTTGTTTTCGTCGAGGGCCCTGCACATCCAGAGCAAAGTTGCTTGCTCTTTGAAGTAGTCCCTCCAGTTATCGCCTAGCTTTTTCTTGTACAACTCTGTGGTCGCCAAGAAAAGCTCTTCCTCACTCGTGCACCCAGACAATGTCTTGTAGGCCAGCACTGGCCCACCTCCTGGTAACCCAGGTACATTATCCACCCTATCGCCCATGATGGTTTGAGCATAGAAGAATTTAAGACCGCCCCCAGACAGTTTACCTTTGCCATTGAGTTCAATGTAGCCAAGCTCGTCTATAAGCTTTGGCCCAAACTGTGGTTGTCCGCCCAACACCCAGCCAAAATGCCAGCCGGGGGTAATCCTCAAATCTTTGTCCCTACTGCAGATGACAGTGGTGTATTCAGGACTACCAGTGGTCTGATCTATGCTCATCAAATCATCAGCCTCCATCCCTACCGCAATCTTTGTCTCACAGTGAGCCAGCATATAGCTCATAAGATTGAGGTAGTGGAATGGTTTCTCTTCTTTTCTCCCACCTTTGTACTCCAAGGTGGTGCCAACACTGGCCCTAAAATTAGGTGCCCATTGTATGGCCTCCTCTCCCCTGGCCAACCTATGCTTGTTGGCCATCTTGAGGAGGGACTCACTCGCAGTGAGGTAGAAAGTCGGAGGCTCTGTTGCCTCCGTCTCTCCAAGTATCTCCTTAACCTTTTGCTCAAACAAATCGACGCAACTGTCGAAGCTGTTTATTTGCACGATACCATCTTCGTCCTTTCGTTGGACACCGAAGGCTACCTCGTAGGTTAGGAGGTCACCATCTATAAGAGGCTTCACCCTCCCAGTAAGCATTAATCCCGCCAATCTTCCTCGCCCTCTCCATCGCCGTCGTCATCATCAGGCTTGGGTGTCTTGAGGGCGGTCTTTGCGGGAGTTGCTCCTGACAAAGCCTTCTGCAGAGCAGACCCCTGGAACTCCAGATTACTCTTGATAATCTCTTGGAGAAACTCAGGCAAAGAGTTGAACACCTCAATGTCCGGCTCGTCTACCAGGAATACGACAGGTTTGTTCACCAACGGGGCCAACTTCTCCGCATCTTTTGGACGGATGGGGGAGACGCTACCTACGTTGTTGTACACCTTACCTGCATTTTTACCTTTGCCTGCGTTGTGCACGACATTGACAACACACGGCTGGCCAATAAGCTGGGAGAAGTCCCCATCGAATTTGTCTGTTGGGTCAATAGCCTTGTAGCGGAGAGTGGACTTGGCCTTCTCTGCTTTGAGGTTCTTGAGCGGCAGACGTTCGGAAAGCCAACGCGGCTTGTCTTCTTGGACATTACCCTCCTCGTCTACACAGAACTCGTCTGTGAGTTCGTAGGTGAGGTTGATCTCACGGGCTGGCGGCTTCTCTTCGCCTTGGTAACTCTGGGGCTGCAGACCCAAGTCAATTACCTGAACAACACGAGCAGGGCAACCACCAACATCAATGAGCGGTTGCTCAATACGATTGCCACCTGATGATGGAACTTTCTTAGCATTCAAACCCAACTTAAATCCTCCTTTCCAATGTGAGTGTATAACCTTGCTGCTTGGCTATAATGGTCAACCAAGACACAGTTTCTGTCAAGCCAATCTCTGACACGATACCTTGAACTACCACACTAGGCGGAACATCCGCTATAGTGTTTTCTATTTGCTCTACCAAAAGTTTGGTAAGACCTTTAGACATTTACTCTACCCTCTTAGTGGATGCTAGCATACGAATCTCCATACTGAGTGTCGATGTCCAACTCTCTATTAAGTTTCAGCTCTTTATTCGTGTCATTAATTGCCCTCTTAAGCAGGTTTGTTACTCTCTCTCTAATACCCTTCTTATGACACAACACCACCTCATCGTGGAACTGTGCCGTAAGTTGCGGCCTTATTTTTGTAAAATGCCTCACCCAGGTGTCGAAACAATATACACCTGTACCTTGGCACAAGGTTGAGAACCTGTCTTTCTCGGCCCTCAAACTGTACCAGAACCTACTCACAGGGTTGTACAACCACTTCATACCCCTGACTGTTTTTACTTTACAATCCTCCGCGACTTTCTTCACAGCCCAGTTACGTTTCCAATATGTTTCTACCAGCTTGTCTCCCTCTTGCTTAGGAACACCAGCCGCTATCGCAACTCGTGGGCCACCTGCACCGTATACACAAGCATAGTTCACTGTCTTGTAGACATGTCGTATGGGTTTGATACGCTTGCGGACTGCCTCAACACCATCTTTATACTGCTGTGCCTCTTCTGCAGTTATGGCCCCTGCGCTGACCGCAAGGTCAAGATGTGGGTCAAAGTCTGGGGCCATTTGCTCTCTCACATAGTCTGGGTCGTATGCCCAGATGTAGTGTTGCTTGCACCTGTCTTCGAGTGAAGACATGTCTGATCCACAAAGCTCATACCCTTCCGGGGCTATGAGGCACCCACGGATAAGCTCCCCGTAGGGTTTGTCTACACCTGGTAGGTTGACAACAACTGAATGTTTGAATCTCAGTGTGTTGGTAAGACCTTGTATCTCGGCTTTGATGTAGCCATCCTCATCCACATTTTCAAGGAACCCGCTGAGAATGGATAGTCTGTGAGTCAACACAGACAGACCTTCCAGCACCTCTAGCCCAGGGGCTTTTTTGAACAAGGCGGCGACACTTTTAGTTACACCAACTTCGCCAGGGGTTTGTTTGTTGATCTGCGGAATCTTACGCACTGTGCCGTCTTCTTCCCGCACATACTTAAACTCGTCAGGCTCCCACCCAAGAGAGTACAACCACTTCTTTATCTGGTCCGAAGAGCTGGGATTGCCCGGACTGTGTCCAGTGATAACCTCAACAACACCTGTGAAATCTTGCGGCAGGCCGCGGTCCTCAAGAAGGTCGAACCAAGCTTGTCCGTGAGAGGAGAAAGACCCGTCTTGTTTGAAAGGCTTTTTAGGCCTAGTCTTCTTAACCACCGTAGGTACTGGCGGCATGATAGAAGTAAGCAAGGCGATCTTCTCTTCCTTCTCCTTAGACAACTCCTCCCTGCCCTGCTCAGCCCTTCTCACGTCGAGCAGCCACCGAGACCTTTCCTGCTCTTTGGCACACCACATCTTGAAGGAGATGTAGCTGACAAACCTGAGCACTTCCTCCTCATCGCCGTATATAGCCATGAGGTGTTTGTACTGCTCTTCCCAGAGACGTGTGTTTATCTCCACATCTCTGTTGCACCGAGCCATGTACTCCTCAAGCGACAGATTTTCCCAGTCGTCTATCTCCTTCTTGAGCATGCCATACTCAACACCATAAGACTCTAGCCCATGTCTGTGCCTATCAGGTTGGAGGTACCAACTAAGCGCTAGGGTGTCTATAAGTCTTGTGGGGTCTACAACAACACCTGCCAATCTTTCAAGCACAGGTATGTCAAACCTTGTGATGTTGTGACCCACCCAGTAACAATCTTCCCCGGAAAAGAACAACCTCATGTTCTTGTAAGAGGAGGTGCTCCTAGGCTTCCCGTTATACATGGCGGACAGGCAGTGTATTTTGGTGGGCTTAAGTCCGTCCGCCTCTATGTCAAAGACCTTAACCTTCACTTATGCCTCTTATTAGATGCCTTTGTACCTGTGGTGGTTGAGAAGGAACTTCATATAATTCCTTCCAAACCCGAATTCGGAAAGTGCTTTGTCATACTTAAGACCAAAAGAGGTGTGCACTTTTCTATGGTGGTTCATAGAGACACTGCCCCTGCCAAGACTTTTAAGCGCCATGGCCAAGCAAACTGAGTTGTCTTTTTTCATACCTTCCCCCTAAAGTGGGCTATCATATCTTTTCTAAAACCTCCAAAAGTTTTTCTGATGTTCCGGTAAGAGGCTAAAATACCTGATTCGTCGGTGCGGAATAGGTCAAGACGTAGGTTTGATCGGAAAAACCCACGAGAGTGTACATAATGAAGGCGAATACTATTGCTTCTTTCAACCCCTTTCTCCGAGACCCACTTCCTGCTTGGACAAGACTTCATTCTCATATACTCCCGGACAACGAACTTGTCTAAACTTAAATTTCTGGTTGTCATAAATACTCCTCCCAAAACCGTGACACTCTTAACAACCCTGAGTAACATTCTCTACCTAGTCGTGGGTACAGATTAACGTCCAAGTTTGTGTCTGTAGAAGCCGGCCACGTCCTGCTTACATAGACGCTATGTTCCAAAGGCAAATCCCCTATTGTTTTGGCCCTAGACCTAATACCCTTTGTAAACATGCCGATACTAACAATATTACTTTTTGTTGGCATACAGCCCTCTTACCTCTTGCTGGAACCTGTGCACCAGCACCCTGATGTTAGTGACCGTGAGGCTTGTAATCTTCGCAATGTCTGACGGAGGAAGCCCCTCAAAGTAATAGAGGGCGAGGCATGTCCTGGCGTCTACATTTTCTGTAGAGAGCAGGAGTTGTTTAATTTGGTCTGCAAACACACAATTGTCTTGTTGCCCTTCCCGAGGTTGCTCCATCAAATCCTCGTCGTTCACAATGCAAGCCCCTTTGAGTTGCTCCGCCCTTAGATGTGAGCGCAGGCAATTGGCAAGGATGGCGGGAAACCAAAGATCAAAACTGCCCTTGGCTGCACTGAAAGACTTGAAGTGTTTCAAGCTCCGGTAGTAGGCCTCCTGTACAACATCTTCCGCATTATGCCACCCTCCCGCTTTCCTCTCCATAGATTTGCACAGAGATTCAAAATTGTTTTTGTAGTGCTTGACGACAGTATCATTCCTTACATCCATACAAACCTCCACTGGAGATGTCTTTAATAATGGCCCAGAGAATTTTTGGGTACTTTTCGAACGGGATTGTGTTGGCTATGACCCATGCAACAAACCACAACTCTGGGCAAAGAATGTCTTTGAAATGTCTTTTGAAAAAGAAGCACTCGTGGTACCGGACAATGTAGTTTTCTCTTCCGTCTATCAAGTCATAGCACTCACAATAGTCATCTCTTTTACCTTTGACCTGCATGACCTTCGAGACTGATTCTTGGTTAACCCCGATAATACGCAGTGTACGCATTGGGCGACCCCACCAACCTCTTCTCAACATATTCGCAAAGGTGGGGGAGGAAGACACCCACCATATCTGCACCTCCTTTTAAGCCTAAACCATGTTTGGCCGCAAAGTCCCTGTCTTCGTCAGTGTAATTGGCCACTTTGGCTACATTTTCATTGTATCTAATGTACGTATTTCTCCTACCTTTCGCCATCATTGAAAGAGCTAAAAGGTATTTCATTGGAACACCTCTTTATGTATAGACAACACCAAGTAGGGGACTTGGTCTAACCTGGCAATTGCATTGGAGAGAAGGGTGCTTTCTTCTTTTGACCAAGTGGGGTGTAGATTGTCGTGACCTGTAAGAGATTCTCTTCTTCTACCTTTGGTAGACATGATAATTTGGGCACAATACCTTAAAGAGCGGGACATGACAACTCCATCCCCCGCTGCCTGGCGACCTCTTTAAACAGCAATTTGAGCTGCTCTCTTACCCTGTAATCCGTTCTTATGCAACGGATAAGCAGCCTCCTCTCTGAATCCTCTAAACAAGGGCTCCAGGAATCGCCCCTCCCCTTATCTGGGGTTCTAATCCCTACGGACCTGGTACCTTTGGAAAACATCCCAATAGCTACTGCCACTCTCATAGACCCTCCTATTCATACACCGTATTAAACAAACCTGTTGTGTTATCCCAATAAAGCGGGTACCTACCTGCGTTACCAAACTCTCTGTCTTCTAGCAGGACGAGGTGCCTGAGGTTCCTTTGTTCTATGGGCAAGTCAGGGTCTCTGTTACCCTCAAGACCAAACATGAGGTTACAAGACCGAGCCATAGCTCGGCTGCCAGCAAACTGGTTGCTCTCCACTTTGCCGCCCCTCTCATGCGGAGGTCCTGCGTCAGGGTTCCTGAGGTGGCAGAAGATGAACATCACTACATCGAGGTCAAGGGCCAAGGCCGATAAGTCCTGGGCTATCTCCTGCAGCTTAGTATTCTGGTCGGCTGAGTTCATACCATTGACGAGGTTGGTGATTGGGTCTATGAAAATGGACTTACAACCAGCATTCGCCGCGGCATAAATGTCCTGCTTAAGTGTTTCGAAACCAAGGTGTTGGTAGAGATTGAGCATGGCTAGGTTGTGCTTAAGCAACTTACCTGCCTCCTCATAAGCCTCGGTGTCGAACGGCTTGTCAGGGTCATGGAAGAACTTGCCAGTGAGCTTGCCCGCAACCCTTTTGTAGGTCATCACATTGGCTTGTTCTGGTTTGGCCATCAACACTTTCCACCCATGTTCTTTGATGAAATGTGCACCCAAACAGTCTACAATCTCGCTCTTGCCCATCTTAGGGGCAGCCCCTATGTAGATAGTCTCACCAAGTCTAATGCCCTTGGTGGCCTCATCTACGTGCGGCCAGGGCCAAGAGAAGCCACGCACTGCTGGTTTCTTCGCGGCTTCGTGAACAGACTCGCCCCATACAATCCTTGTATTCTTAGCTTCCTCCCCCCTGAACATGGCAGCGGAGAAGGCTGCCTTACCCTTGCCGTTGAGAAGACAGTCGTTGGCATCTTTGTCAGGCAAGGTAATCACCTTCACCCCAGGGAAGACTTTACAAACTTCTTCCGTTGCCTCTCTGCCAGCTTTGTCATCATCAAAACACAAGCTTATATCTTGCAGCTTGAAGTGCTTGCGAATGGTGGGCATGAGTCTGCTGAGATCTCTCTTGGCAGAAGCTGCCCCGTTCGGTATAGAGCACACAGCGGGCAGCATCTCTTTGTATTGTTCTTTGGTATAGTTGAGCAGTATCTTCACCAAAGCAGGGGCATCAAACTCTCCCTCCACTATGATAAGCCTCTTAGCCCCAGAGGCTTTTGCCTGCTCCCAACCAAATAAATCAACCTCGTTGTCCACGCCGACAGACCAAACCTTGCCGCTGGGGAGGTGCTTCACTTTGTACTTGACAACCTCCCCCTCTTTTGTGTAAGGGAAGTATGCAAAGGCAGGGGTTGTGCCATCCTCCTCACTCACCCCCACTTTTATACCGAACACACCAAGCATCTTGGAGGACAACTTCCTTGATGGCAGGTCGAGCGAGGGAAGCGAGGAGATAAACTCCATCTCACCCAAAACCTCCTCTTTGGATTTCTTGGGTTTGACACTGAGCTTTGGCAAGTCTTTCAACGTCTTGCCCTCACCCAAAGGGTCAGCCACATAAGTTTTGCAAACGAAACAAAACCCACTCAGGCTGCCGTCTTCGTTCTCGAAGACTTGCAACCCATCGCTGCTGTTGCACTTCTCTGTTTGATGTGGAAGTTTACAAACGCAACTACTCAAAACCTGTCCCTCACAGTGGCTCTGGCTATATCACGCACCGCTCCCATTACACCCATATTTGCCTCCATCATGGCCGGGGTCAATGTCCGCCAAGTAGGGTCGGGGACGACGTTCGGTCCCGAGGCCTCAACTTCCAAATCTTTCTCCCCGTCAAACTCCAACGGGTCTGGGCAGACAGTGAACTCACCTTTCTTGAAGGGGTTGGTAGAGCCAAGGCTGGCCAGGGCTGCCCAATCCTCGACGGCGTAGGCAACATCCTGAGCGCAACGCATGCCTTTGAACAACAATGATGCCCCGTCTTCCTTGGGGAATATTTCTTCGTAACCATCAGCCCCAAAAATTTTCTTCACAAAAACTTCAGAAGACAGGTGGGAGAAATCTTCCACTACGCTGATGGGGGTGGGGTAAGAGAGGCTGGCCGACCTCAGGTTCAGCAGCAAAGCCACCCAACGAGCGACTGCCTTAAGGTCTCTCGTCCCCCTCATTGAGCGAAACTCAAGACTCCCATGCTCAACAACAGCCTTCACGTTAACGGAAGCATACCTCAAATCATCGTCGTAAAAGATTTCATGGAAGCGCCTTGTCCTGGCAGCTTTGCCAAGCCTGTGCAGCAGGTACTCTGCGTCGGAAGCTCGAAGGCAGAACAGGTTTCCTTCCCTTGTGGGACCACACCACCGAACAAGCAAATGCTCAAACACAAGGTAGAGGGTGATAAAGGTGTACAGCTGACACATGTTCATGCTTTGTACGTTGACGTGTACATGTACACCAGCCCTTATCGACTCGTCCACCGTAGACCCAACGGATTCGTACTTGCTGTCGAGGTACTTCAGAGCTTTCATGGCATCCTCCCTTGACATAGGTCTGGCAAGGACATACTCAATGGCTTCGTCAGCCTTCAAACTCCCATCCCTTGTCATAACCCATATCTTGGCATCAGTCTTGGGCAAATTCCTGCCCTCCACCTCCACCTCGATACCGACCTCTCCGTCCGTAAGCTTATCCGCAGGGAGTTTTAAAACATCACTTACTCTCATTAAGACTCTCCTTCAAACTTTCCTCAAGGTACTTAAACTTACCGTCGAGGGTGGGGGTGTTGTCAACCAAACGTCCTACAACAACACCTTTGTGGGAGACCTTCCCCTTACTTGAAAGGCACCAATTGCGATGCCATGCACAAGAGTCACGACCTTTCTTACGAACCTCCGAGAGGCAGTATTGAAAGGAGGGGAACATACCACGTATGGTGTTGGCTATATACACCCAAGAACTGTTGCCAAACCTTATAGGTCCAGCAACAGTGGTGACATTGGAGGGCCTGGTACCTTGTTTCCAATCTCTCCTCTTAGGCATCCGCATAAAATACGAGGCACAGTTTTTGAAGTTCACATACCCCAGGCTGAGGGGACTAACCTCCAAAGCTGCCAAAGGTACCCTGATAGCCTTGTTTGAGACCAGGTCTGTAGCAGTGGCAATACCTGACGAGCTGACTCCAGCAACAAACACTGGAGTATTGTTGTAGAGAACTACAGAATCTTTGAGCCTGGTGTCTGCGTACTCAAACTCCTTCCCGTAGAAGTCACCCATGTCATGCACCCACAGCCCTGACGGGTGGGAGAGGAAGTTCAAGACCAATCTTGGTGACGACTTTCACTTCCCGGATGTCTTCGATTGTCGGCCTGGGTTTGGCAAAATCCTCGTCGATAACAATCCTGGCGTACTCCTTGTACAAATCGTACTTGTCATCTCCTTTGAACAACGCCTCGAAGGCGTCCTTGGCCCTGTCAAAAACCCAAGCCATCATCTCAGGATTGTTCACCCACACATTGGAAGGAGTGCGGTACTCGACGCCGTAGGGTTTGACCCTGTAGGCACCGGCCTTGCCGTACATAGTACGTCGTGTGGGGTCGGGGTCGCAAAGAAGAAGCGGCAGGCCCAGGTAGAAGTCGAGTTGTCGTGCCATCATGCGACAGGCTTCGATGTGACCGGGGTCATCAGGTGCCATGCCCTTGGTCCAGCCAAGGTGGATGTGGCCTGCAGCTGTGCGGAAGTCGCGGGCACCGTCAGGCCGGGGGTTGGCCTCGCCAGTGTAGGCGTTGAAGTCGGGGTCGCACCCAAGCTCCTTGGCCTCTGGAGGTACCTCTGCCCAAGTCTCGGCATCGAAGGTGGCGACAGGCTGGAACTTGAGTTCCACATCCTTGGGGAGCATAGAGGAGAGGGTGGAGATCACACTCGTGACGTGGTCAACAAACTGCTCACGAGTTGAGGCGGGGTCAATGTTGAATTCGGCAGCCATGCCGTCAACTTGTACAGCCCCTTTGTCTACCTTGTGTGGGGCAGACTTTGTGCCGGGAATAATCCCGTGCGCAGAAACAAACTTCTTTTTCTTCTTGTGAAAAAGAAAACCTTCCGGATCACAACCAATGGTAAGTGGCAGTATTTCCATGCTAACAACCTCCGTGCTTTGCTGAACTGTTTGAGTGTGTGATGTATTGCTTGGCAATGTCTGTGTTCGTACAATCTGGGCAGATGTATTCCTTATCGTCATACACCCATACTATGGAGGCAGCGTCTTCGGGATGAGCTGTCATCCCACAGACACCACAACCTTGGCTGGTTGCGACAATAAAGTCTTCCTTGCACATCTTATGTCCACGACTTCCTACTGGGTATAGGACTTCGTCATCTTCGTCCCCATCTTCGTCTGAAAGGTCGCGGACGTTGAGTGTGTTAAGGCCCTTATCCACAACTATAGAGCGAAGGTCTACCAACAAGTACCGAGGTTTTTCTGAGACCTTTTTGATCTTACCACGGAACCTGAGTCCCACATGGGCTAACAACTTCCAGTCAACAGAGTGTTTCTTGGGGAAGAGGTAGACTGGGATAGAGGTGTTGCCAACAATTTGAGCTTCAATGCGGCCATTCTCTGCCCCAACAGAGTCGAATATCACCTTCACGATAGTGAATGTAATATACTCTCCAGCACCATACTTGCCCAACTTTTTACCGGCTGGTTGCTGCTGGGGTTGCTGCTGCTGGGGCTGTTGCTGTGGGGACGGCAAGACCTTTTGCTGTTGGTTGGCCGGTGGGTTGTAAACCTCTTGGAACTTCTTCCTGCGGAACCCATTGTAGCCATCATACTCTTCGAACTGATCTCCCCAAGTACTTCTATACCCACCTTTAAACACTGGAGGCACATACTCCTTGATGATGGAAACCCTTGGTTTCTGGAGAGGCTGGCCTGCAGCCCCGTTGAGGTCGAACACATAATGCATAAGTTCTGTGAACTGTCGGATTTCCCCGACCTTCATCCCCGCCTTCTGCAGTGCAATGGAAAGCATCCAAGCTTCCGACGCCCAGAAAAGACACTGACCATTCTCCGAAAGTACAAAGCACAGCGGTCTATCTTTGTTGCGGGCAAAGTTCATTGTCTTGGCTTGCTTGTCCCACCAAGTGAGGGCAAAAGCCCCGTTGATGTTTTCCAAAGTAGACTTGACATCTTCGGCACTGTTCAAGTGGGAGTACAAACTCTGACTATCCACTTGGTACAAGTGCTTGCTGTCGAAGAAATGCTGGTTGTGGATGGTGCCGTTATGTGCCCCAATAACCTTGTCAAACTCAAAGGGGTGGGCGTTATCAGCTGTTATGGCACCTCGTGTGGCCCACCTGTTGTGCCCCATCACCACTTTGTTAATGCCGGTGAGGGCTGTCTTCCACTCTGGAGCTTCGTAAAGCATCCAAGGGGTACCCAAAGACTTCACTACCTTGGGTTTGAGATACTCTGTCTCGTTTCTCGGGACTACACACACTCCTGTGGAGTGCGGCCCCCTGCTTGTATCGAGTTCCAAAAGGAATTTAAAAACCCTTTCCTCTTGGACACCCAACGACCCCATCGCTCCGACTAATCCGCAGATGGTACACCTCCTTACCTATTAAGTTGCTTCAATTAATGTGTGGGTTACACCCCGTTAGGGTTGAGCCTTTTGTACCAGAGCCGTACTCTGGTTTCTGGATGACGCGACTTCTCTGCCCATCGACTTCTTGCAAAACCGGAGGCTCTCAACACCTGCACGGCAAGCTCTTGCTGGCTGTTGGTGGAGGCCATAACAATGGCGTTACCCTCTCGCCTTGCTCTTTCCACCAATTCATTGATTGCTCTGGTGAGACCAGCCTCGGTGGTGGTGTCGTGCCCTTGGGCATCCAAGGTCCCGGCCCTTGCGTTGGCGTCAGCGGTTCGAGAGGAGCCGAGACCTACAATCATCTTCATTGTACAGCACCCAGGTACCTCATGCAATGTTGGCATTGCTCACCTCCTTCTTGTTGAAAGTTTTATCTGCCCCACACACTGTGCACCGGGCCGTTACTTGCTCTGCGGTTTTTGCTTTCTTGGTCTCGTTAAAGACCCGCACACCGGCCCCGTACTTTTCATCTTGGTACCGGTGCGCTTTACTACACCCACAATTAGCAATCATACAACCTCCTTCACTTTTGCTGATTTACGTTTTGGGCAAAGCTCTTTCACAAAAACTTTCACCCCCGTCTTGACAAAATGACTTGATTTTCTGTACATCCAATGCGGGGTGGAGCTAACAAAACCAAGTTCTTCGAAGATTTCTGCGCACTTTGTTTGCTCTGTGTTAAGGGTAACCATCGCTGCAGAGCACCCATCTCTTTTTGCTAAAGAGATTAGGCTCTTCACCCTCTTGACTATCTCGTTTTTCACCACTTCTTCCGAGAGTACGGTTTCCAGGTGGAGTATCTTGCCGTCTTTTGGAAGACGGCCCATACCTGCGATGGCGCAGCAGTTCAACACCCCGAGTAGCTCGTATGGGAGGCTTTCACTGAAAGAGTCAAGTAGCTCTTTTTTCTCACGCGGACTCATGCCACCACCAACTGTGCATTGTCGCACACCGCAGGGTGGATGAACTTACGGTAACCACCACGATCTTGCACCAATGGGATACGGTCCTTGCCACGAGTGAGGGCATAGTGCAGACCTTTGGCCATACACTCCTGGCGGTAGGGGCTGGTGAGGGACGGGGCAGAGTTGATCTCCAGCACATAGCAATTGCCCTCACCATCAACCATGACATCGACACCACCGAAATCCAGGGTGGAGAGATTGAAGGCTTCAATGGAAGTCTTCACTGCCTTGAGCGGCCAGTCGCCCCAGTCCACGTTGTCGAAGCGACCGCCACGAGCTACGTTCCAGGCCACGTCTTGGGGATTGCCCGGCGTCTTCTTGGCCACAGCTACGGCACGGCCACTCACCACGAACACACGGTACTCAGCAACCTTGTTGATGAGGAGGGAGATGTAGTACTGCGGGTAACGAGCACAGGCTGCGGCGAGTTCTGCTGTAGTGCGGCACACATGGAGGCGACGACCTTGGGCGTGTCGGTTGGGCCGAACAACAACTGGCGGCATGGTGCCCGGGCCTTCCATCACCCAGTCCTGGAAATTTTGGACACTGAACCAAGTCTTCGGGCACAAGTTGGCCTCGTTCAAGATACGCCGAAACCCAAGCTTGTCGTTCACTTGGTGGATGGCAGCCGTTGTGTTCAGCACATTGCGGATAGGCACCTCAGAGGTGCAGCCCCAGCGGATGAGTGTGTCGTGGCCAGCAGGCACCTGCCTGTCATTCCTGATGACAGTAATAGGACTGCCAAGGGTGTTGATGAACCTGCTTACCTCTCGGCAACTGGTGCTGCCAAGCTTACGCCGTCTGAGAAGAATCGTCATTCACTGTCTCCTGTTGTGGGAAGTATCGGTCGATGAGTTGGAAGTAGTAGTTGGTGCAGGAAGTGGGGCCAAACTCGGGGTGGAACTGGACGCCGAGGGATTGTGTGGAAGCCCAGTACATAGCTTCAATATCCCCGAAGCCTACGCCGTGAGTCATCTCTTGGCCGTTCAGCATGAAACGCTTGCGGTGAGATACGTTGGCAAGGGCCACAATTCTGCCGTCAACGCCTGCTGTAGTGTTGCGTACCATCTGGTGGTGCACAGAAGACACAATGTGTTTCTCTTCTGTCTCCACGTCAATCACCAGGTGGTTGCCTGAAGCATGGCCATCTACGTCTTGGTAAAGCTTGCAACCGTTAAGGGCTGCAAACAGTTGATGTCCACGGCAGACGCCCAACATCTTTTTCTTACCCACCCAAGCTTGGTACATGTCAACTTCATACTCATCCCTTTTAGGTGAAGCATGGGTGGTGGGGTGTTCAGCATCTTTGTACAAAGAGGGGGAGATGTCAGCCCCGCCTGTAAACTGCAGGAATTCCGCAGCCTCTGGGGTGTTGACTATTTGCCAGCCCCCTTTGTTCCTGAACATGGATTGGAACAAGCTGGCAAAAGCTTGTCCAACGATATATACCTTCCTTACTCCAGCCATTGCTTGCACTCCTCTGCTATCTTCTGTTTCAAAATCTTGTGGTAGAACCCAGCCATCTTGGCTATTGCCACGTCAATAGGTTCGTACTCCATCGGGATGTAACTTGCAACCACCTGGGATGCCGGCTTCGGGAAGGGGTTGTTGTACACAGACTTGGCTACAACCTCCTTGCCGTAGAAATCTACAATGAACTGCGAGAAGGGTTTCCTGACACTGCTTTCGTAGGTATGCTGCAATGCCTTGGAGATGAACAGCTTGTTCAACCCACGGTAATGCTGGTTGACTGCCCATGTGGAGTTTGGGGAGGACGGCTTGTGGTTGAGGAAGTTCGCAAGGGACTCCCAGTCAAAGGCCAGGGGACACACAGGGTGGTGATCTTCTTGAGGGCGACACCACTTAATCTTGATACCGCGGTCATCACTGCTGCCTGGGTATACTGTGATCAAATTGGCAAGCAGCATAGCCACATCTTCTTCCACCCCGGCGCTGGAGAGTCCGGCAAATGTGTAGGCCAAGGCACCGTGCCTCTCCCACATACTTCTGGTGGCGACGCAGGCACCAGCCATAAGATTGCTGGGCACATGTGCTGTGATCTCGATTGAGTCTTCTGCCACGCATTTCTCAGCGTCTTTGTCCACATAGGCTGTGGCCCAGGGGCTGCGGTTGAGGAGGTAATCAAGGTAGGCCACGCGTTTTTTGGTATCTTTCACCAACAACCCTTGGCTGTTGATATTCTGGAAGGCGGCTGTAACCACACCTTCTCTGTGGCCAGCAGGAGTGAACGAACTCAACCCGCCGTGGCAGGCAGTGTTACCAGACTCAACATAATCTGGGCCTACGGCCACCATCACAAACCTTGACACATTGATTTTGGACAAACTACCAAGCAGTTTGTCAGCCTTTTCTCGCAGTTGCTTTGTTAGCATTCTTACCTCCCACAATTGTGCTTCTCACTGCCCAACGAAACTTAGCCTGAGTGGCCACCCCTTCTGAAACACCTGCTGCTTTCACAAGGGCGCGGGCCATTGTGGGCAGGTTGTCTTGGCTGACTTTCACAACTTTCATTTGCCACCTCCTCTATTAAACTTCGATCAATAACCTATCAATACTTTGTGCTCTTAATGCTTTTTTGTAACCTTGGTGCGCATACACTAACTTACTATCTTCTATGAACGTCGGAAAAATAGTGTCCCTAGGGTTGAAGGATATATCCATCAACTCGCGGTGTGAAAAAATAGACAGGCTGGCTGCGTGTGAGGACCAGACCACTGCGCTCGAAATACCAGACGCCCTGCGCCCTTTCGCCAACATGCAAATTGAGACTGCTGTGCGTAGGCACTTTTGTTTAAAGGTTGGTATCTTCACAGCTCCTCCTCCAGTAACTCGCTTCTCAACACTTTGTTATGAGACCCTTGTTCCCGTATTGAATCCCACCCTCCAAAGAACTTATACATAGATGGGAGAAGAGAAGTATCACCTAACTCTTCGTACATTTTGTGGGATGACCAAATCACTTTGTCCAGGTCTGACAGCTTACAACCTTTCGTAGTCATCGCGAGACTAACTACCACGCGCAGCCCTATGTTTCTAATCTTCTTTGTCAAGTTTCTCACTCCTCAACACTGCGTTAAAAGAGCTAGGTCCCTGTGTCTCATTATACTCTGAGAAAAAATCTGAAAAAAGGTAATCGAAAATCATCTCACCAGTATTGTAAAATTCATCTTCTATTTTTTTGAAAGGCCATGAGTCTGCCCAACCTATGCAGTCTAAACTTTCTTCTTCATAACCTTTTGCAACCATGGAAATTTGCACAGCCACTTGCTCTTTTGCTGATTGGTTGTCCATAAGTACCTCTAAAATATTTTACAAAGGTTGTAATGAAGTGGTTGTTTAAGTGGTATATAGAATATGCCAGCCCAGTTAAATAATAATATTAATTATATTATTAATTAATATATCTTCTGCAACTTTGAGATTTGCTGGCTTGTTCTTAATCATACCCAGTGTGAGGTTGACAGCTTTGTTGAAATCTTTTTCATTAAGCAAGTCTTTGTAGTCTTGGGCCAGGAGCAGGAAGGATTCTTTATACATAATATTTCTCAGCTATTCTGCAGACCTCTTTGAGGGATGACTTAGTGTGATTCATTCCTTTTATGTGGCCAAAAAAGTGGAAATATTCATCAGTAAAAAACTCCCTTACATAACCTGGGTGTGTATTTTCCCAACCACCCACCCTCGCTATAGTGAGGGATCTGTTCCCTTTGGCAGCCATTACTCTAGCCACAGCACTCTTGCAAGCAGCGCTCACTGCAGATTGTTTACTGGACATCCACGTCACCTACCACCAATTGTTGCACACTACTCCCAAGCGGCAATGACCCTATCTTTTTCACCACCTCTTTCTTCTTCAATCCTATCCACAAAACATGGCCGACATCGGGGACATGCACTTTCTTTGCCAGCTTAGACTGCAGCAGGTGGGACAACGCTCGATGTATTCTGTTCCTGTTTGCCGGCACAACCTTAAGCTTATAGTAAAGCCCGAGGATAATATCGTCAACAGTCATTGGCTCTTCCTCGCTAAGCACGTACCTCACTTGAGAAGTGAGCGTCGTTTTCTTTTTGCTGGTGCTCAGCAACGACTTGACTTCAGGTGGTAAAGTATCAGTATCCACTTTTGTAACTCCCAATAGCGATTAAAGCTCCTATGGAGCCGTTACAGACACGTTAGGTAATCACTCTACCCAACCCTACTGGCTCACCTCTATTAATTGCCACAGCCCCCCATAGGGCTTAAGCACAATCTTGTAATTCCCCTCGATACTTCTCACATCTTCTAACCTAACTGCTCCGGAATCAATTGAGTAGTTGGTGCACCTCTCTTCCCCAACTTCGCTTGTCCAGTCAACCTTCCAAAAATTATTCCCTTCGTTCCTCAGGAACACTTGCATACCAAGTATGTTAGGTATGTACAAATCATAAGTTGGACTGACTTCAGCATGGCAGGAAGGCGAGGATGGCAAGTCTTCCTGTGTAGGAAAGTATCGACAATGACTTGGTGCATTGTACATCAAGGTGTGGGCTAGGTCGTTGTGGCCTTGGCTGCCCATAGCATGGAGGTATTCATGTGTGATTATCAACCCTTCACACCCATCGACTGTTGAGTAAAAGTACAGGGGGTTGAGGGTTATGGTGACGTAAGCAATGTTGTTTGTGCCCAAATAGTAATAAGTTCTGGTCACACCTTTAGTAAAGATGGAGAAGTTGTCTAAGAAGTACAACAACTCCCCCATCTTGTACGTGATTGTACCAACTAATGGGGTGGGCTCCCCTCCCATACTGCCCCCAAAGACAGCGGAAGAGGACGTCCTCTCGTTGTACAACCACACAGTCCACCGGACTGCCTCGGAGATGCCCTCTGTTTGTATAGTGCTGGAGTCCACATATACAACAGGGGGTTGCGGCCACACAAGGTTGTCTTGCGACAAGCTAGGTGGCGGGAATAGGAGGAGGAGCAATAGCAAGAGTTTGTACATGGTGTGTCCTCGTTGTGTGGTGTCCGCAGCAGGAGTCGAACCTGCGACCTTCCCCTTAGGAGGGGGACGCTCTATCCTACTGAGCTATGCGGGCTTGTTGGGTTACAGAAGAAACCAGTTGGCTGTGAGTATAAGGCAAGTGATGTGTATAGCTTGGTCAACACCTATTGTGCAAAAGAATTCATGTCGCATTTCTTTCTTCCAGAAGGCTGTCGTTAACCTGCTTGACCAGTAGTCAGTGACGAAGTGTAGAAAAGCATTCACCAAAATGAAGAGTGCAACTGACGCCAATGGGTATGTGTGTAGAAGAACAAGGAAAGGTAGTGAGTAGATGAGAATGTGGAGCAGGAGGATTGGAGTACTGCCACTCTTCCCCTTGGCTACGCGGTCTGTCTGCAGAAAAAAATCTGAGAGTGTGTGTATCCATACCAACAAAACAATAAGGGACATAAGCTACTCCTTAAAATGTGGTGGCCCCCATGGGATTTGAACCCACTGTCTCCCCGTTATGAGCGGGGTGCTTCTACCACTTAAGCTAAAGGGCCTTGAAAGAAACCACCCCCGCCACTCACCCATTTACGGTAGTTAAATGAAGGGGGTGGGATGTGCACATCAGGGTGTGGGCTGAGTGGAGTCGAACCACTGGCCTACGTACTAGAGACTTGGCCTACCCATACAACCCACACTCTGATATGCTCTGCTACCCGCAGAAAGGTGCCGGTCTTTCCCGGCTGTCCGTTGGTTCCGCCATTATGGATCAGGGATTATATCAACGGCGTAAAACGCTGATACCAACACCCACCGCGTCTACTGTCCTAGACGCCGGAAGCCGCTTCGGCCGCGTAGTCACAACCCTAGGGCTTCAGCCATTGCCCGCTGTCTTTCCAAGCTGTCACCGGGTTATCGCCGGGGGAACACGGTGCGCCAGACGCTCATGCCTCGTGCTCCGTGAGGAAGGCCAGAAACGCGGGTTCATCGAGCACTGGCACCTCCAGCTCCACGGCCTTGTCCAGCTTTGATCCGGCCCCAGGGCCGGCCACCACGTAGTCTGTCTTCTTCGACACACTGCCGGCCACCTTGGCGC